GCCCCAACTGCCAAAACGGCAGCGGGGCTTTTCTCGCTTTTCGGGGCTGGGGTTTTACCCCCTTATACCCCCCTCTGGCGCACAATTATACGCCTGTTTCCCGATTTCATCTATTCACTGAAATAGACAAAATACCGGGCTTTCCTTTGTGAAAATGTGACTACTTCTGGCAAAGCCTGTTTACTTCCGCCTGGACGGCGTTGTAATCGTAGCCGGCCGCCTCCAGGGCTTTCTTCCTGGCTGGGTTATTGCCCCACTTGCCTGCCAGTACCTCCTGGGCTACTGCAGAAACGCTTTTCTTTGCAGAAGCTCCGCTTTTCGCTTTCTGGTTTACTGCTGCCTGGACGGCTTCGTAGTTGTAGCCGGCCGCCTCCAGCTTCTGCTTGCGCTCCGGGTTATTCCCCCATCTTCCTGCCAGGACTTCCGTGGCGATCTCGTCTATGCTTTTCTCCGGAGCTTTCTCCGTCGCCTTGCTGGCGTAGTTCGGGCAAATAAAGCCCCGGATATATCTGCCGTTGACCTGCAGGTTCCTGCGTCCTACGACTCCGCCGCTCATGTTGCCCTCCATAACTTTTATCGTGTTTCCGCTTACTGCCTCAACCATGCCGACGTGTTCCGGTGTTCCGGTGCAATCCGTGGTAGCAAAGTTCGCCCCATCGTCCCAGTCGTAAAGAACTTCGTCGCCCGGTGCTGGGATGTATGCGTCGTTTTCCTGCCAAATGCCCATAGCCTTGGCTTTCTCAATCAAATAATAGCAGGAACACTCTACCGGGATAATATCCGTATAGCCTGCCTTGATCGCCGCCGCGCTGGTCGTGGTGGCGCAGTATGCGTCAGTGTAAGTAACCTTGTACCCCCTGGGCAGCGGCTTATCGCCGTTATATGTGTCAATGATCGGGGCGTGGCTTTTGTCGGAACGCTTAAGCCCGATCCAGCCCTGCATAATGCCTACGACCTTCTGTCTTGCCTGTGCCTCTGTCATACCTTCGTTCCCTCCTTCTTTCTGGTAAAGAGCTTCGTACTCCTGGCCATAGCCCGCCCGCTTCTTCTGGACGGCTTCGCTCTGATCCCCCGGTTTCTCAAACTGTAGCAGTACGGCATCGGAAGCCTCCCGGATGCTGGCGGCTGTCTTAAGAACTTTAAGGACTGCCGGGAAGCTCTCGGAAAGCTCCTTGTAAATAAATTCCGCCTGCGTCAAGGTGTCGCCAATGGATACGCCCTTTGCCTGGTGGAAAGCAAGCATAGCCTGTTTCCGGCTCCAAAATGTGCATTGATGTAAGCCGTAGCCTGCACCGTCGTGTACGAAGTCCTTATAGCTTCCATTGTCAACTGCTGCCGTGTAGCTCTCGTCTGTAAAGCCGAGTTTCTTTTCAAAGCTGTTCTGCAGGTTCTTCGGGTTCATCCTGCTCTCTGCGTAAAAGTTGCCGAACAGCCCGAAAATGCCATTGTTACAAAGTCCCTTGCTACTGTAAAAGGCGTAAAGCTCACGCTCTACGCCTCCCCAAATAATGCCCATGGTCTGCCTCCTATTCCTCGGTATCCTCCTGGACCTCGATCCCGACCTCGCCCTCAATGTTTGCCGCATCCGTCAATCCTTCCCCGATAATGTAGGCAATAACGGAAGCACCGGCCATAATAAGTGCCGTTACCTGCGTCGCCGTGTTCTCGGCTCCGCCCGTTGCCAGGATCATCATGGAAACGAAGGAAGCGACCGCCGTCCAAAGTTTCCGGCTTGTAAGTTTCTTTACCCAGTTAATCTGTTTCATGGTGTTGTCCTCCTTTAAGGTTTATTTTTTTTGCGCCGGGGTTTCCCAACCTTCCGGCGCGGTTGCCCTGTTACATCCCGATCTGCTTGAAAACAAAGCCGATAACAATGCCGACAATGGCGGTTGCTATGTAGCCTACAATCTTCCGCCACATCTCGCCGTCCTTTGCTTCAAGCTCCCGGAGCTGTTTTCCCTGCTGCTCCTGCTCCTTCGCCATGCTCTCAATGCTTACGGCCAGCTTTTCAACGGAAGCGGTAAGCGTTCCAATCTGGCGCACGGTTTCCTCCAGCTCGTCGATCCGCTTGTTCTGCCGCTTGTTTTCCTCGTCCTGCCGTTTTGCAAATTCCTGATGCTCTGCCCTGGTGATGGGTGTGTCCATGCTTTTGCCCTCCCTTCTTGCAATAAAATAAGCCCCTTCCACGGCGCGTCCTGCGCCGTTTCCTGGGCCTTTTGCCTTTTAGTGTAGAAATATTAGTCTAAGCCGATTCCCGCCCGGATTTCCGCCGCCTGGTTAATCCTGGCAATACACGGAAGGCCGTCCGCTTCTTCTGCGCTTATGTGTTGCATAAGAAGCAAGAAAAGCTCGTCAATAACGCCGCTCTGGATTCTTATAATGGCGTTCTGCTGCTCTACTATCTCCAGCGGGCCGCTGCTCCTATTCTCCATATTCCTCCCCCGTGATCTCCTGGTAATCGGCTTCGGTGATGGTTCCCTTCTCTACCCGTTCCCCGATCTGTTCCCTGGTGACTCTGCCTGCTGCATAAAGCCTCTTAAGGCTGTTTACTAAAATCGAAGCCATTATAAAAGCCCTCCTTCCATAAGCTGCATCGTGTACTCGTCAATAGCTGCGCTCACTGCCTCGTCCGTCCGGATTTCCTCTATGCTCTTAAGCATCTCGTACTCTCCGACGCTGATCTCCCGGCTCTCGCATACGAAGTCCGTATAGGCTGCCGCCTGCTCCGTGGCTTCGTGTTCCTCCTGCTGAATGTTCCGGCGCTGGATGAAAGTATCAGGCGCCACAAGCTGCAATTCTGCCGGCCGGCTTGCGCTTCGTTCCTGTGTCCACTGCTTCATTTCTGTTTGCCCTCCTTGTCAATTTTGAAATAATTTTCTTAAGCTGTCTTACTTTTATGTAAGGCTTTATATAGTCCTGGTATGCGTCGTAAGTGTCCGTACAACTGAACCAGCCCATATAGCTTAACATTGCCTCTAAGTGTTTCTTAAAATATCCCCTCCCGGCTTCCTTTGCTGCGTGTAGCTTGCTGGCCAGCCTGGTGGCTGAAAGCATAATAGCTTTCCGCATCGTTGTCCGGTTGCGGAAGAAAAGGAAGCCCATAAAATCAATAACGCGCCCTACGACCTTCCCGTTCTTCTTCTGGTAGTTGAACTTAAAGACCTGGTAGTTTCGCTTCAGCTTCAGCCGGAACCTCCGCCCTATGAATTTCTTAATTTCTACTATTGCCTGGTGCAACTTCTTTTTGTTGTCGTGTCCTAAAACAATATCATCCATATAGCGGATAAGGTTCGGTATTCCCAGCTTGTCCGTTATGAAGTGATCCAGCGGCTCCAACAAATAATTTGCCAGCCACTGGGAAATGTAGAAGCCCAGCGGTATTCCCTTCTTAAAGCCTTGTAAGCAAAGCTCCACAATGTATAGAAAAAGCTCGTCTTTTATTCTTATGCGAAGCTCCCGCATAAGAATGTCCAGCCGTATGCTGTCGTAAAAATGGCGGATGTCAATCTTCGCAAAATTCCGGATATTCTTTCCGCCCTGGATAATTTTTAAAAGCCGTTTCTTGCCGTAATGTGCGCCCCGCTTCGGGAAGCTGCCGCAGGAATATGGGTAAGCCGTGGCTGTTATAATCGGCTCCAAAATAAGGACGATTATATGGTGCAGCCATTGCTCGTGTATCTCCGGCATAAATATCTTCCGGGTTTTGCCCTTTTCCCTTATGATTTTCGGCTTGCGCTTTTTCGGCTTATATGCCAGCTCCGGGTGTTCCACCGGAACGTCTGGCGGCTTCGTATTCTCTATCATGCGCCGCATGGCGGCGACTTCGTTATCAAGATCGGCGTCTATCTTCTGTATCTCTATTCGCTTCGTTTTGCCCTTCCGCAGCTTCTTGTATGCTTTTCTTATTATGTTTTCGTCAAGCATACGGCGATACAAATATTTGTACTGTTTAACGCCTCTTTCCGTTGCGGCTTTTTCTACTTTCTGCCACAGCTCCTTCTTCCGCATAAACAATACTCCTATAAGAATATTTTTTCTTCTATCCTCTACGCACGGCAGGTGCGACCGCTTTACCGTGCGCCCTGTATCAAGTTAATTTACCACTTACCCTTCCAATAATGGCGGTTAAGGCGTATTTCAACGCCCAGGGGTGTAGGAATAAGGGCGGCTTTAAGTTAATGAACCGTATGAATAGAAAAAAGGCGGCGCCGATGTTCCAGTTCGCATTCGTGACACTGTTGTTCCAATTCCGCGCCCGTGGTCCGCAATTAAGCCCATTGTTGCAATTACCGAACCGTAGGCAGACGCCCCCAGGTGACGCCGCCCCTATCCCCTTATATTTTGTTGCTTATAATTTACGCTGCTTCAAAGCTCCGGTATCTCCTGGGGGAATTGCTTCGCACCCCCAGACCCCCTAAACGGCTACGCCGACAGGTGGTAAAAGAAGATCGGCGGCGCCGAAGTACCAGTTCGCAGCCGTGACACTGTTGTACCAATCCCGCGCCCGTGGTCCGCAAGAAAGCCCAAAGTTGCAATGCCCGAACCGTCGGCAGACGCCCGTAAACGTCTGCTTCGGGTCTTTTCTCCAAAGCCCGTCACAGCCTCCGGTCGCGCTGCTCCCTCCGTCCATTCCTAAAGCCGGGATACTGCCGTATCCCGGTACGGTTCTGAAATGGGCCGGGTAGTCCAGGGCGTTGTGGTTCGTGTCCCAGGTCTTGTTATCCGGTACGGTGATCCCTGTATCCGTATACTTTGCCCCGGTCGGATCGTAGGTGTAATTTTTGCTTACCTTCACCCGCCCGTTTACAACTACTTCGTAAGGGTCGCGCATCCACTGCTGGTAGCTGCCCAGGACTATGCTGTGGAAAATCTTATTTAAGCTCAGCTTATCGTCGGTTCCGTAGAACTGCCCGCCGCCCACTACGGCGTTCCGCTTTACTCCGTAGGTCGGGGACTGGCTGGCGTCGTAGCCGCTGCAGTTTCCGTACCCATAGGCTTCCTGCAAGTTCGTTGTTTTTGCGAACATGATCAAAAGGTCGATAATGGTTTCCACAATCGGCCCGCCCAGGAACGCCGCCCGGCTGCTGAAATTGGTAATAGCTGTCTTTTCCTTGTCCGTGGTGTTGTTATAGGTCGGCTGCAAGTTTGCAAGGCTTACCATCTTCGGGGTAGCTCCGTCCGCTCCCAAAATGGAACCGTAGAACATGGGCAGCCATACGCCCCCCAGCTCGTTATTGCTGGGGTCAATGAAGCCCACCGGCTCGTAGCCGTCGCGGGCGGTAAGGGAAAAGCGCACGATCCGGTCGTTGCCGACCATTTCCTCGTTCTTGTAAATCTTCATAAGCCAGGAAAAAGCGCCGCCGTTATAGCTGCTGTTTGCAACGTCGGAAGAGCCGCCGTCCTCCCTCTGGGTGTAGTCCGTTTCCTTGAGCCTGTAATCCGGTGTGCCGTCTGCCCGAACCATATAAGGCTTGTTTGCTTTAATGACCGGGAAGTCCGCCCAACTGTTCAGAACCATGCTGCCGTTTTCCTTATTCCTTGCAAGCGGGGAATAATTCTTATTAAGCCCGATGTACTCAATCCGGGCGGACGGGCTTAAGATGTCGTTATGCTCAATGAAGCCGTATACCGGATCGGATGCCAAAATGTTATAAACCTTGTCTAAGGTTTCTTTGTCTGCAATATAAATCTTTTCTCCTGCCATTACTCGTCTACCTCCTGTATATAAATCAATCCGTTATCAATCCCCAGCTTATACTTCTGCTTCGTGGCGTCGTCCCTTATCTTGTTCGCATCCTCCGCAAGCAGGGCGGCTCCGGTGCTGACGATTGTAACTTCTGCGCTGTTGTTTACGGTTGCAAAATAATCCTGGGTGATCTGCGCCGGGTTATATCCGTTATAGGGCGGCATAAAGTCGCCGTTGTCCCCGGCTGTGGTGGTGATGCTGTAAAGGATTTCCGTGCTGTCCGCTCCGTCCTTTACCTTGGCAAATAAGCCCATCTCGTTAATGTAATACCCGGCGTTTACGAGGGTCTGCCCGGTTACTGGGTCCTGGTTCGTAATAAGCGCCGTTACCTTCACGCTGTAATCGCTGAATACGTCAATATCCGAAAGGGTATAACTGTTCTTAAGCGATTTAAGGGCTGTCCGCTTCTGCAGCGCATCCAGCGTCTTTTCGGCTGCGGTATAATTGCCGTTGCCTACTGCGATCCGGGTAAACTCTATCTTGATTTCCCCGGCCTGCGCCCTGGTCAGAAGCCTCGCCCCTGCGTTGGTCATGACCGCGTTGTTAAATGGTTGTGGCATTCTTGGTTCCTCCTTCTTTTACGGTATTCTTGTATTTACTATTTGAAGCCGTGGCGGCTACAATAGCCTCTGTTACTGTTTCGCCCTGGACGATAAAACCTTCCCGGACTGCTGGCGGTTTCTGGTGCGCCTCCGCCCTCGCTGCGGATCCAGTGTAAGCATGGCCTTCTACTGGTGAGGCGGCTCCTTCCAATCCTTCCCGGATGGCTGCCTGCTTCTCTGTGGCCGCCATTTCACCCCCTATAAACGTCTGGCCTATGACTTCCTTACCCTCGAAGCTAAAACCGTCCACAATGGCCGCCTGGTGCGTCCTGGTGGCTCCTGCTGCCCCTGCAAATACTCCGGCGGTAATTTCTCCGCCCTCAGTCTTAAAGCCGTCCCAAATCGGCGCAGGGCGGCTCTGCTGGGATGCCAATGCCCCGGCGTGTATGGTCTGCCTTGCTTCCCGGTCTACGGCGTAACCATCAATTACTGCAGGCGGCTTATAGTTTGGGAAAACTGCCGCCCCAGAGAAAAGCTCGTGATTTACAATCCGGTGTATATCAATCGCCCGAAGGTGTGACCGGGTATTCTTTACCCGCCGGATCATAATTGAAAAAAAATCGTTCATTTCAAGTGTAAGTATTGCGTTGGTAACAATCTTAAAATAATAGGGCTTGTCGCCGTACTCGTACCACTCTTTTACTTCGCCCTCCCCAAATACTACACCCACGAGTTCCTCTACTGCCTGGGGCGTTCCTGCGCTCATATACCAAATAAGCGTATTTTTTACAAGCCGCCGCTTCGTGTCAATGTCCAGCGTACTCCGGTAATACTGGGTACGAAGTTCCGAAGCCAGAAGGTCTATAACTTCCTCCGGCTGCTCGTCCAAATTGGAATAAATATAGAGCCTCCGGCTGTATCGGTAAAGAAGACGGCAGGCTTGCTGCAAGGCGTAGCTTAACGCCTTTACTTCCGGCTTTTTGGTTATGTTTCCGGGCATGATGTCTGTTAGTTGCCCGTCGTAATAACTAATCATTTTCAAGCCCTCCGTATATAATATTTACCCCTGTACACTGGGCTTTCGCCGTTTCCCCTATAACGCGGAACGCTGGCGCCCGGACTTCCGCCCTTTTTGCCCCTGCGTCGTTCAGCCTTGCTATAAGCTCATCCGGGTTTATGTCCCGGCCTACCTTGGAAGCCTGCCACAGCTTATAATCCTCTACGGCGGTTTCTGCCTGTGCCTGGATAGCCGTTGCCGCGTTGCTGTCGCTGGTGTTTATGTAATAGGTCACGTCTATCTCGTATTCTTCAATTTCCGGACGCTTTACTTGTACCTGGTCCGTAAGCGGCCGCTTTCCTCTCTGGTTTACCGCCGCCGTTACTGCTGCTATGGTGGTATCGTCCGGGACGGTTCCGTCTGTCATAACAAAGCGGATATCAACTAAGCCCGGTGTAGGGCTGGTTATTTTAACATCCCCTATAAAGGGGTTGCTGTCCTTCACCCAATACTCGTAAGCGTCGTCCGGGCCGGCTGTAGAATAGCTGGAAGGAGCCAGGTAAATTCTTTCTGCCATGTTCTGGTCTGACTCTACCTCCGTCCCTCCGGTGCTTTTCTGCGTGTTCTCAACCTTGGAAATAAAGCCTATCGGATCCACCAGGGTGGTAAGCTCCCCGGCAGCGAAGTCGTTCCCTATCGTCCCAGCCTCTGTGCATTCCGCCATGACCGTGACTTCCGTTTCCCCCGGCGGTATCTCTGCGTATTCAATCGTAGCAAAGTAAACCTCGTAGGCAGCCGTTACCCTGGTTCCCTGGGGGATACTGGTCGCCGCCTCCCTTTTCCCGGAAAGCGTGAACTTGACCGGAACCTGGGCGAACTTTGCCGGGTTCCTCGTAACCTTCTTAAGCGCCCCCATATTCTCTAAATAATCGTCGTAGGCGTACTTAAGAAAATTCATCTTTCCGCCCTTGTCTATGTTCTGCAAGCCCTGGTATATAAGCTGGGCGCAACCTAACATAATAATGCGGTTCGGGTCCGACTTGGAAAGCTGTATTTTCTTCCCGGTGATCTCCTGGTACTTCGCCACGAAGTCGCTTAACATCTGGCTCTGGATGTTCTCCAGCGTCAATCCGTCTATGAAAGAAATATCCGGTAAATTATCTATCGTGTTCAGAATATCCGACAATCCTTGCCACCTCCTTTATTCCTCCGATTCTTCCGTGTCTGCATCCTCGGTGTCCTCTGGGTCTTTCGGCCCGATTATGATTTTCGGGGTCAGGTTCCCGTCCTCTGCCTGCGTGTACTCAATGTTTAATATTTCCGCCTTATCCTCGTAAATCTCCGTTTTTTCTATGACCTCCAGCGCAAATAAATTTCTCGCCACGTTGGTCGGGCAGCTCTCAAAGGTCTGCTCTAATCCGAAGTTACGATCACCGGGGCAAGTGCCGGCCCTGGTGCTGTAAAGCAGATCAAGGTTGCGCTGCATTTCTTCCAGCTCCGTTGCGTTAAGGTAGTCGAAGCCGATTATAACTGTTTCCGGTGTGCCAAACATCCGCCCGCCTCCTTCCCCTTATAAATATTCCTCCAGGGTAATGTCGCAGGTAATCTTTACAACTTCGCCCCGGTTTAAAATCGTTTCCCAGCTCTCGCTGATCTCCGTTATGGCGTATTTGTTGGAACCGACTTTTTTACTGCCAATAACTACGGTCTGGGGCTTCCCCGTCCGGATCAGCTTCTCTATGTTTTCTATGGTCTTTCGTGGCCGCACTCCGTGTTCCGCGTTCAATGTAATGCTGAAAGTTAATTGATCGGCGTCCGGGCCTAAAAACTGTTTTTTCGGCTTCTTGCCTATGCGGGAATGGGAAGCCCAGCGCCCCTTTACGGTTCGCTGCATCTTTGTAAAATTAAGGATTTTCCGGTCGCTGGTTTCAAATACAACCGTTTTCCCGATGTGTCCTATGGCCATTCAACTACCCCCTTCCCTACTCCTACGGCCTTCTCTAAAGCTGCGATCCTCTTTTCGTGGTCGTGTAGCTTCAGAAGAATTGTTTCAACGTCTGCGCCCTGGTGTGTTTCGCTGCCGTCTAAAGAAGCTATGACGGTATGCTCCGACGCCAGCGTCAATACGCCATCTTTGTAATTTATATAGGCGCCGCCGCCCAGGTCCTTATGGAAGGTTCCGGGGTTCCCTGCTGCGTTGTATTCGTTCCAATAGGTCCCTAAGATGATCCCCATCTCCCCGCCGTTGCTCAAGTGAATAACGACAACCTTCGCGCCCAACTGCGGCAGCTTATATTCTTCGTTAAAGGTGGCGTAGGGTAGTAGCTCCGTAACCTCGCCGTCCCGGTCCTCAAAGACAACGCTTACCATTCCCGTGTCCGCGTCTACGCTGCTTACGGTTCCGATTCTGTTTCCTCCGTCGCTCAATGCCTCCCGCCTCCTTATGCTTTCTTAAGGCTGCCTTTATCGCACCAGCCGTACCGGGTCCCGCCCTTACGCTTTGCCACGCCGTACTGGTATTTATAGCCGCCTCCTAAAATCTGCGTAATGTACATCGTCATGTTGCTGCACTGGTTCGCCTTGCCGCCGTTTCCGCCCCAATATGCCGGGCCGTTTACGATAACCTTATCGCCCACGGCGAGCGCTTCCGTTGCTGCTGGCGGCGCGGTTGCCTTCTTTGTAGCAACTGCCTTTTTCTGCCCCTGGTATTCCTTCATAACCGTCGCTTTCGTTATGCGCTTCTGGCAGCGGTGCAATTCCAGGCTCATGGTGTATGCTGCGTCCGGCCCTATGTTGTGCGTTACCTTGTCAACAAAGTATTTCCCGGAAAGCTCGTAAAGCCCTTTTATCCGTATCGTGCTTCCCGCTGCGATCCGGTTGTTCGCCATGATGGTAACGCTCATCGTTACGGCCTTTTCGTTCTCGGCGTTTACTTTGGCGCAGGCTTTAAGCTGCGCCTCCTGCAAGCTCTCGACCTTTTCGTTAATGTTAAGTATGCGCTTCCCGCTGCCGACAACGCATTTCATCTCCTTGTCGTCTTTGCCGGAAGTGTACTTTATGCGGGCGCCGGTATACGTCCCGACCAGGGTGGTGTTGTAGTGCCAGTCCTGCAGGTCTACGGGCTTCAAGGTTGCAACGGGCTTTCTCGCCTCAAAGGCGCCCTTGTCGTAAATAACAATTTTCCCGCTATAGATTTTTATGGCCATCCCGTAATCTTCGCAAACCTTTTTTAAAAAGCTGCTGTCGGGTTCGTTGCTCTGCTCTATGGTTCCGAGCTTAATTGTCCCGCCGGTATAGTGCAGCTTAAGGTGGTACTTTTTCGCTATTTCTGTACCCACTTCCTTAAGCGTCGCTTTCTTCCAGGTCTTACTCCTGCCGGTGCTTCTGAAAGCGTTTCCTTCCGGTACGGAAAGCCCGCCAATCGTGCAGGTACACTCCGGGCCGTCGTAGCTCAAATCGTCAAGGCAGAACTTGCCGCAATAGAAAGTTTTCTTTTTCCCCTGCTTGTCCCAGCTCTTTTCAATGATTTTAGCTGTCAACTTGTCGCTTTTTTTTGGCATCCACTTGTTTGCCCAGCGCAAGTCTATATTTGTTAAGGTTATGCTTATAGTATCGCTTTCTCCGGATGCCGGATCGGTATAAGAAAAGCCCTCGTTATACTCCGCCATGACGGAAGCGGGGCGTTTCTTTGCCCCGCCCGCCTTTTTGGATTTTACCTTTTTTTGGTATGTTACGTTTACGCTTGCCTGCCTGGGTGTTTCTTTTGTCATTCGTCGTCCTCCGCTTCGTCCTCGTCGTTAAAGTCGTCGTAAGGGTCCGGCTCGTCCCCGTCCTCGTCGTCCTCTGCTCCGAGCCTCCACGGTGGCAGTTCCCCGTCCTCGTCCTCCGGCAAGCCTGGAGTATTAAGAACGGTTCCCGCTGAAAATACAAGAATATCCAAAAAAGGGTAGTTGTTAGCCATAAGGAAAGCGGCGTATTCCTCGCCGCCGTATACCTTATATGCTATCTGGTCCCAGGTTTCCCCTTGTATCGTGGTATATGTTGCTGCCAACTTTGCCACCTCCTATAATTTCCGCCTCTGCTGATCTCTCTCGTACTGCTTCATCAGCTTGTTAAATTCTGCCTGGCTCAACTTGTCGGCCTCTGCGATCTCGTCCTTCCCGGCGCTCCCGTAAAGGTTGTAGACCGGGCTGTATTGAATTGTCGGACCGCCTGCTCCTGCAAGCTCCGGCGTACCCTGGCCGCCGCCTCCGGTTCCTATGCCCTTCAGCTTTTCTATGAAAGCGTCAATAAGGGAAGCTCCGCCGCTGGCCGCTATGGCCTCGTTTAAGATTTCCTTCATCTTCGCCCATAATGTATCAAGCGGCAGAATTGCCTCCGGTCCCGCCTCTCCTACGCCCTGCATTCCTGCGGACGTGTTAAATATTGTCGGCTGGTCTATAATGCCGCCCAGCGCGTTCCAATTTACGGAAAACTGCGGTACGCTTACGCTTCCGCCGTCCCCGTAGGATACCGAGTTCGTTGAAACGCTTATAACCGGTATTCTTGGCTTCGGGATCGTTATGGTCATATTTTCAAATGCTGCTTTTACCGCGCTCGCTGCGGAGCGGGCCGCATCCGTGACGGTCGTTGCAAGGCGCTGCATTGCCGTCTGTGCGTTTGTGTTGGCTTTTTGCCATCCGCTGTCTAAAGCGGTGTTTATATCCGTCCCCAGGGTCGTTGCTGCCTGGGTTACTGCCTGGCTGTTTCCGGTCATGCCGGTTCCTATCGCTGCGGCTCCGTCCGTTCCTGCTGCCGTCATGGTAGTGGTAAGGCCGGAAGTATCAACCGCAAGCGCTCCGGTGTTTATTGTCGCCCCGGAAAGCCCCGTATTGAGGCCGAGCGTTAAGGCTGCCGCTCCGTCCGTTCCTGCTGCCGTCATGCTTGTATTGATCGCCCCCGCGTCTAAAAGCCCGCTTGTGTCTATCGGGGTAGCAAGCCCGGCGGTGAGGCTGGTGTTTAGCGCTGCCGCTCCGTCCGTTCCCATACTGGTCATGTTGGCACTGAAAGCCGCCGTATCAAGGCCGCCCGCCGCCATACTCTCTGTTAAGCCCGTAGAGAAGGCCGTCCCCGCCTGGGTTCCGGCTGCTGTCGCGCCCGTGGTGTCCATGGTGCTGAAAGCGTTTGTTGCCATGCTGTTTGCCGCTGCTGTTACCGTTCCGGCGTTGCTGCTAATACCGGATGCATAGCTGTTTACAACTGCCGCGCTCTGGCTGGAAGTGTCCGGGATGTCAACCTCTCCGCCCGTGAATAGGCTTTTTATGGCGCTCCACAAGCTCTTTCCCGTGCTGAGTATTCCATCAATCAATCCCTTTATAATCTGGATTCCAACGTCAAGCCAGTTTGTATTTAAAATCGTATCAATAATCGCCCCGACAAGCTGCGGTATTGCTGCTATAAGCTGCGGTATTGCCTGGATCAATCCTGCCGCCAGCGTTATTACAATCTGGACGGCTGCCTGCACAATGTTCCCCAAATTCGCTATAATTCCCTGGATAAGTGAAATTATTAGCTGTATGCCGCCCTGGATAAGCATGGGTAGCATCTGCGTTATGCCGGAAACAAGGCTTATAATAATCTGGACGCCCATCTGCAAAAGCTGGGGAAGGTTCGCAATTATCCCCTGCACCAAACTCAAAATAAGCTGGATTCCCATCTGTATAAGCTGGGGAAGCATGGAAACTATGCCTAAAACTAAATTCCCTATAAGCTGAATAGCTGCGTTTGTAAGCATGGGGGCGTTCTGCCCTATACTGTTTACAAGGGTCTGCACCAGCGTAAGGGCCGTCGATATAACTTCCGGCAGCCGTTGTATAATGCCGCTTACAAAGTTTACGATTGCCTGCGTTCCGTTGTTTATAAGCTGGGGAAGCTGTGCGGTGATGCTCTGTGCAAGCTGGACTATTATATCAATGCCTGCAAGTATAACCTGCGGAACCAACGAAAATAAGCCGTTAATAAAAACAGCCCCAACGTCTGCCGCTGCTGCTGCCAATGTCCCGGAGTTGTCCGTTATCCCGCTTATGAAATTCTCCAAAAGGTCCACGCCCATGCTTACTACCTGCGGGGCGTAGTCCGCTATCGTGTTTACTACCTCGGCCATGCAGCCGCCTACTGCTCCGACCATGCCCTCCATGCCGCCGCTCTTGTACGCCTCGGAAAGCTCCCCGACCATGCTGGTGGCTAACTGGGTCATTTCCCTTAAAGGTCCGTTAAGATCCTGGTATATGCTGATTCCCAAATCGGAAAGCCCGGATTTTAAAATGTCAATATCTCCGTTAAGGTTGTCAAGCTGAATAGCGTACATATTTTCGCAAGCTCCGGCGCTGTTCTCCACTGCTGCGCTTAATTCGTCGAAGCGGTCCGTACAATTTGAAAGCATGGCGTTTGCTGCCGTAAGGTCGGTTTTATTGAATAGCGTCGATAAAATGCTATCTTTCGAGGCGTTATCCATCCCGGCCATGGCTCCCTGCAAGTCCTTAAATACGTCGTTAAGGCCGCGCATATTCCCCTGGGCGTCGTATACGTCAACACCCAAAGACTTAAGCGAAGCCGCCGCCTTGTCCGTCGGGTTCTGCAGGCTCAATATAATATTTCTAAGGTGTGTACCTCCTTCCGCTCCTTTTAGTCCGTTATCTGCCAAAATTCCGAGGGCTGTGTTAAGCTCCGTCGTTCCCCCGGCGAGTCCTTTTGCCGTTCCTCCTACAGTCAGAATAGCCTCGCCCAACTGGGCGACGCTGGTGTTCGCCTTGCTGGCTGTCTGTGCCAACTGGTCGGAGAACTGCGTAAGGTTCGCTTCTGTCGCCTCAATGCCCAGGGCGCTCATGCTGTCCGTTACCATGTCGCTGGCGGCCGCCAGGTCCATGGCTCCCGCCCCTGCAAGTTTTAAGACGGTCGGCAGTGCCGTCGCCGCCTTGTCCGCGTCGTAACCTGCAAGGGCTAAATAGTTCAAGGCTTCCGCCGCCTCCGTTGCTGAGAAGGCTGTGCTTGCCCCGCACTCCCTGGCGGCGTTCTCCAATGTTTCAAAAGCCTTTTGCCCCTCCGCCGTGGTCTTGTCAATCAGCATGGTGGCGGCGACCTGGCTCATGGCTCCTTCAAATTCCCGACCGGTATTTATGGCAGCTATGCCCATAGCCCCTACGGCTGCGGCTGCCGCCGCCGTGGCGGAAGCGACCGTTTTGGTAATGGTTCCCAGCCCCTTGGTGGCCTGGCTTAATGCGCTTTTGAACGAACTTTCAACCTTGCCCGCTATTTTTATAGCGATCTCCATTTCCTTACCGCCGCCCGCTGCCATAAATCTCCGTCACCTCCTTCGCTATTTCTATCAACTCAAAAACGGACAGGCTTTCCAATGCGTCTAAGCCTGTCCGCAGAATAATTGATAGGTGTATGGTTAATTTCCGAAGGCTGGAGCCGTCTGTTGGCTTTAGTCCTCGCCGTACAAAAAATTTGTTACCCGGTTCTTGATCTTAAGTGCCTCCTTCGGCGGAAGCGCCTTAAAAAATTCCACGGGCTTACCGGAAGCCCTGGCGGAAATAAGGCAGGCGTACTCCAGGGACATCTCCGGCAATACGTTCACCGTTCCTCCGCGCTCGATGGTCTTGTTTACGGCGATCATGTCCGCTGCGCTCAAAGATTCCAGCCCGCTCAAATCAACGCTTTCATAGCTTACGCCCTCGAAGGTAAAAGGCTTCTTAAAGAATACCAGGAAAGGGTTGTCCTCCATCTCCTGCTTTTTCCTTGCCTCAACTGCTGCCGCCTCTGCCTCTGCCGCCTGGTTTACCTGGGTTAAATTCTTATCCTTTTCCATTAACACATTTTCCTCACTTTCTCTAATAAGTCTTTACCGTGAACCTTATAAATAAAGTTGAGCTTATCAAGCTCGATCTCGGTAATGTTGTCAATCTCAATCAAAATATAAAGAAGCTCCAGCTTAATGCTGCTTGCGGTTCCGGTTCCCTGCTTCGCCTTACCGCCTGTAAGCCCCTTGTTTTTCCCCCGGACTACGATACGCATAGGCTTAAAAGCCGTCGCCCCGCTGTCGTTTACGGTGTACTGGATCGATCCTCTCAAAGTAACCGTAACGCTGGAAATATCGTCCGAAAGAATAAATAAATCTCTGTCCATGGTCCTGAAAGGGATCTCCATTTCCATGCTCTGGAAATGCCCGACGGTCGGGTCGTCAATCTCCCCCAAAATGCCGGGGCCGCTTAATGTTTCCGTTAAGCTCTCAAAGTCCGGCAGGGTTACTTCGTCGGAAATGCCGACCAGCTTCGTGCCGTCCTTGTATACGTTGAAAGAATTTATTTTTGAAGGAATGTTATACAATTTTATTCACCTCCTAAAGCTGCTTCCAGCATGGTCGGGTCAAACTCCAATACGTTCAGAATATCCTCCGCCGGGGTGTACGGCGCCAGGTACTGGTGAAACTGGATTTTCCCGTTTAAAATGTCCGTGATCGGGTTCTCGTCCTCGCTGTAGGTAATCCGTGCGCCAGCGCACTTGCCCTGTGCAACGTAGGAATTGCCCCGGATGTTCTCTGCGTCGCATATGCTCTGAATAAGCCGGGGATCCGTCGGGTCGTCTACCTTCTGGAAATAGCTTAAAATAAAGCTGTTTCCCCACCAACTGAAAAAGCGGCGGCAGCAAAACCAGCGGTCTTTCGGATCCGTCGTCATGGGGTACGCTGCGCTGTTGTTCCCCCAGGAACGGAAGCCGTTAAAATTGATCGCCGTGGAAACTCCGAAGCTGTTTACCAGGTTCGCCTGCTCCTGGTCTATTACGATCTCGCTGTCTGCGGCATCGTCCAAACAAAGCCCGGTGATGGGGATTGCTTTATTGCTGGCTGAAAGGTTCGGCACGTCGTCGTTGCTTGCGTCAACGTAGGCGATCAATGCTGAATAGAGGGCGCTGAAATAGTAAACTTCGTCCCCGATTCTTACCTTCGGCCATACCACCGACATATGTTCGCTTACAAAGCCGGATTTCTCCTTTACGGTCTTTACGTCCGTATACTTCGTCGCCCCGTCTGCGGTGCTGTCCAGGTCAACGATGCACTCGCAAGTGAAAAGCCCGTTAATCTTAAGGCACTTCGCCGCCATGACCGAAGCGACCGACGGGTCCTTGGAATATCCCGGCGAAGTAAGAAGCCCCGGAGTCATGCCGAAAAGCGGGTAAACCTGGCGTACAAGCTCCAGGCCGCTCTCCTTCCCGGTGCTTACGTTGTAGCCGCCTATAATGTCATTTTTTGTTACTTTGGACGGGTCGATCTTATCCCCGGAAACGCTTAAGGTTGTAGCCTCCGCCCCGGCTCCGGACTCCAGAAGGGTAATAACCGCATAGCCGTCGTCGTCAAAGCCTGTAATATAATCTACGTCCGCCTGCAGCGTCGTTTCCCCGGCTTCTACGACAAGGGTATCAAGCAGTATTCCCTCAATGCTTACGGTTGCCTGCAAGTCGCCCACCTGGCAGGTCGTTTTCGGTATGCTGTCCTTATGTTTCTTCGGGTCAAGGACGTTGATCAATGCGATCGGCGCAACTGCGAACTTCTTAAAAGTCGCGCTGATGCTCTGGTTCAAATTGTAATCTTTCAAATTGTTAGAATACCCTACCGCTGCGCTGGCTTCCGGGAAGCTGTAAGCCAGCTTCACTACGTTGGTAGCCTTATAGGGATCCTCGGCCAGATTGACCGGGGAAACGCCTACTACTACCTGGAAAGCCGCCGTACCGAGGATCGGGGCTGTAAGGCTCGTAGGGTTTTCTAAAATTCTTACACCATGGTTGTAAGCCATCTTTTATCTCTCCTTTTCTCTTTATTTTTTGCTTAATGCGCTGGCCTTCTGGTAAAGGATGTTTAATGCGCTCCCTTCCTTCGCCAGCTCTGCGCTTGCCTTTGCCAGCCGCTCAACCGGAACGACCAGGCTTTCAAATACCCGATGCTCTACGATCTTCTCCTTAAGGGCATCCGGCAGTCCGGCGTTATATGTGGTATACTGTTTCGCTCCGGGAATGTCCGGGCCAATATAAACCACGATTTCCGCTTCCTGTGCGGCCGGTGCTGCTTTCGCTTTTCCGGTCGGTTTCTTTGCTTCACTCATGAATATGGATCCTCCCTTCTTACTGCTGCAATCTCAAAAGCCAGGTTTACGCCCCCAAAATAAAAGGGGTAGGATTCTTCGTCCTGCAGGGTCCACAAAATGGGGTACTGTATCGTATACTTTCCGTTAAGTACCGGGAACTTTGCGAACCTCTCATAAATCTTGGCTATTATGTTTAAAATGTCCTTGTGTCCCTGCTTGTCGTAGTCCGGTTCGTAAATTCCAATAAGCAGGGTAAGGTTTACTTTCTGGGCGCTGTTCTCGTCCTCGATCTCCCCGTCTGCAATCCGCACCAAAATATAAGGGTACGGATCCGGGGCGGTCTGTTCTTCCGCCAGCCCGTTCTCCAAAAGCTCCGGGGCTATTTCTCCTTGATCCAATGGCTCCGGCATAGGCAGAAGCTGTTCAAAAATATTTATGCTGACTCTTTCCCCCTGGGGGTTCTTAAGCCGAAGATCTGAAAGAATTTTCTTAAGCTCGTCCGCCAGCTCGCTCTGCAGAAATGTTGCGACCATGCCTATCCTCCTAATATCTTCCTAACCTGTGCATTTACGTTCTGCTTAAGGTTGTCTTTAATATGCGGCTTTACTATGCCGTATACCCGCTTTTCGTTCCCCAGCATAACCGGGATAGAGTTGGCGGAAAAGGACTTAATAGGCAGCCTTGCGGCTCCGCGCCTCTGGGCTACTGCTACATGGCCGCTGGAAAACTTGGTAACAAAAGCCTTAAGCCCTCCCATCTCCAGGGGCTTCATTCCGCTTGCCTTAAGTACCTTCGCTTTTACTACGTCCGGACGGTTCGCTCCGGTTCTCATGGTGGCCGGGCTTACTTTGTAATCCTTAAGCCCCATAACTCTGCCCGTTGCCTTTATGGTCGCTTCCAGCCTCGCTGGGGTGGCGTTCTTTATTTTCATGGCCTTATTGAAGCGCCCGGTTTTTACGGTATAGGTTTTCTGTGCCTCGTCCGCCAGGTCTTTCCGTGCCTGCTTGGCTGTCTGGTTAAGTGCGTTCTTCAGTGCTTTCGGGGCTTCGCTTTTCATCCGCCCTAACTTCCGCTCAACCTGCTCCAGCATATTCCGGTCGTAGCTTATTTCTATCAACTCTTATTCGCCTCCAAATGCAAGGAATACACGCCGCCCTCGTTCAAGCTGTCGGTAACGATAAAGGTTGCGCCGTCTATCTTGACGGGCTTGCCTACTCCCGGAAGCGGGCCGAAGTCTAAGGCGCTGACATATACAAGCGTTTGCTTTTTGTATATGCCGTCCATGTTGCTTTTCATCCGCTTTTCCCTCTCCGTAAGCTCGTTATCGTCAATAATGATCAGCATTGTTTTTCCGTTGACCGTGTGTTCCTCTCCAAACTCTGCCGGGTTAAGAAATACCGTTTTTACGTCCTGCCTCAGAAGCTCCTTAAATGTCAGCGGCTTACGCACTGCTTTTCCTCCTTCCTTTGGTCGGTTCCGGCTGTGCGCCCCTCGTTTTCCTGGACGGCGGTTTTCCCACTAAATCCTGCTCCGCTCCGGCGGAAGGGTAAGCATCACCGGGAAGCCCTGCGGGGGCGGTTGTCTGCCTCGCTTTTGCGCTCCGCTTTTTGGGTTCCTCCGTGTCCTTCCATATCGCCGTTCCGTTTCCGATCCATACTTCTACAAGCCCGGCGTTATGTGTCGGCAGCTCGTCGCCCGGCTCATAGTTCTGGCTTTCAAAAAGTATGGGGAAAACGGCTATAAGCTGTTTCATCAGCCGCCCAACTTTACCAGGATAACGGTATCGCTTGCGGCTGCTGCCTGAGCCGCATACCCTGCCAGCGGCGTGTCGTCGCCCTTGGTGTCGGTGATGCCGGTCCCGTCAAAATATACCTCCGTTCCCATCTCAATGGCTCCAGTTGCGGTCTTGTCGATCTCAAAAACGCCTGTAACTACAAGCGATCCCAGCTCGCCGGGGAGGATATCCGTCCCGGCGACGCCAATATGGGAACCGAAAGAAATGACCGTGTTTGCCTCGATCTTTGTGTCCGTATTGTTCTTATAGTCGAGGGTTTCCCCTCTCTGCCAATATGCGGCTTTACTCATGGCTTTTAATCCTCCTTATCTCTTATTCTGCTGCGATCTTTTCTCCAGGGTTCTTTGCAATTCCGCGGAAGTCCCTTACGGCGATTCCCCAGTCAAGGTAAATATCCCACTGGAAGCCCAAAACACCCGGCGTTTCCATCCTTCTTACGGTCGGGGTTTCCTGCCCGTTCAAGTAGTCCACCTGGATATGTTTTGCGCTGGCGGTGTTTGCAACCATAAACCACGGCACTTCCTTATCCCCTGCCAGGGCGTTAAGCACCGGGGTCTGAATAATATTGATCGGGTAGTTGTACAGCGGGTTGATATCGTTGTTATTGCTGCCTACTACCTGGGTGCTGTGAAGAATGACCGCCAGCTCAAACTCATAGCCAACAGGCACAATAATATGCTGCGGGGTAATGTAAATAGCTTCCCCGAACTGGTCGCGCTGGTGCTGCATCTGCAGGATAATAGCCTGGATCGAAGCCTGGGTAGGCTTGCCGCCCTTTGCGATCAGGTTCCCGTGGTTCTTATGGAAAAGGTTTACGCCGTCGAAAATCGGGGCATTATTGTAAAGCAAGCTATAGACCTGCTTATCAATGGTTTTCTTTGCCGCTGCTGCGTAAAGCCCCGGAACCTCCGTTAAAAAGCCGATATCGTCGTTGATGAACGCCTGGCGGGTCATGCTGAATGTCCGCCCGTAGGTGTCCAGCTTGCGGTTCGGCAGCAGCTCCGTCCTGGGCTTATCCGGCTTAAGCTCGCCGTTTTCGGGAACCAGAAGGAAGTCGCCCATACCTCCGATCACGTATTCGTGATCCGCTGTGGTCTTGAAGTCCTTCAAGCTGCCCTTTGTGGTCCATGCCTGGAAGGTCGTAGGCACTGCGTTGTAAAGCTGCACAATGCTCTTTCTGATCGTGTTGTCAAGGATCGCCGGAAAGGCTGCCGTAGGGTTGTAGAACTGGCGGCAAAGCTCGCCGTACATATCGTCGGGCTGCATCCTCAAAAGCTGCATAGTGTCCCGCCCGTCCCTGCTCAAACACTCAATAGCAAGGTCGCGGAGGCTCATGGATCTAAGCTCATTCGCTCCGTCTGCCGGGGTGGCTACGGGTACGCCTGCCCGAAGCATAAGCGCGTCGGTTGCCCTCTGTCTGAAAGTTTCGTTTTCGTCCCTGGTGACCTGTACGCCCACAGGGCTTCCGGTCTGCCTCATGCCGTCAAGGATGGAACTGCGTACCTGATCCAAACTGGAACCGTTGCGGATATGCTCCGCCGGATCCACATCGAAGTCCCGGCAAAGTGCCATAATTTCCGTTACCCGGTTACGCTCCGCCTCGGTTGCGCTCCGCTGTCCATCTGCAGGTACTGTCTGCGGTGCGGTTGCCGGGGGTGGTGTCGTCTGCTGGGGATTCGCCGCCGGGGGTGCTGCTGCCGCTCCGGTTCCTCCTGCCAGCCCTCTCTCCTGTGCGTCGATCTCTGCCTGGGCTTCGTCAATCTCCCTCTGGAGAGCGTTAAACTGTGCCTGTTCTTCCGCCGTCAGCGCACGGTTGCCGTCTGCCTTGGCGGCGTTCACAATGGCCTGCTGCTTCAGCATGGCGGCTTCTCGTCTTTGTTTCGGTGTCATCTCTGTACCTCCTATTTTCTGTTTTTATTTATTTGAAGTTGTGCTTCAAAACAAGTTAAAGTTTCCGGAGCCTGCGGATTCCCTTTAAGCTCCCGCCCTACTCCCACGGTAGCGTCTGCTGGGACGCTTACTACGCTTATCTCGTAGGGCATCCATTCCCTTGCGACGTCGCAAGGACCGTTAAAACGTCCGTCGGTGGATATCTTCCCCGGCATGACTTCCTCAATCACACCAATCTTATACCCAACGGAAACGCCCTTGAGCGTCCCGCTTTTTACCTTCTGAAAAATGACCTCGCTTTCTTCGTCGCTGTCAAATTCTACCTCAGCCATGCCCCGCTGGTTTTCAATCCAGGCGCGGTTTATTCTGCCGATAACTTTATCGCGGTTATGGTTGAAAAGAAGGACGCCTATACTGTTAAGCCTGGTAAGGTCAACGGCTGCCGGGTTGTGGTCTAAAATCTCCTTCCCCCAGTAACGCTCGTATGGTTCTTCTGAAGAAAAAGAAAGAATGAACTTCCGCTCATTCCCTTCGCCTTCCATGGCGCGTATGGTTGCCGTACTAAACGCCCTTATTTGATTTTCCCTCCTGCTGTCCGTCGCCGGCTGCCGGCTGCTCTGCCGGCTGGTTCCCTGGCTGCTGTTCTGCCGGCTGCCCTGGGGGCTGGTTTCCGCCGCCCTGGTCTGCAGGTGCTGGTACGGCTGCCGGGTCCTGCTTGTCTTTTTCGTCTGCAGGAGTAAGGTCTGCTTCTGTTCTGTCAAATATAACACCTCCCATCTCTAAGCCTTTTTCCCTGGCGTATTCCAAAACGGCGACGGTTTCGTCTATCTGTTCTTTCCAGTCTTTGCCGTTCTCCGCCGCGATCTGCGGGTATGTCTTTTGGCCGGTCTGCAACGCGATCTTTGTTGCCATGGCCTCTTTGCTGGGGTCTATCCACTTTTTCGGTGCTGCCACCCATTCGTGCTTAAAATATTTCTGCTTATCCTCCCAAAATCCGGGGATATTGAATAAGCCGGAAAGAACGCCGGAAATTATGAAGGTTTCGTATACTTCGTCCATCACAACCTCCTGCAGCAGTTCTATGTCCTCTATGTAGGTCTGGCCATCCTCAATAATTCCCTGGCGGGCGCTGCTGTAATTGCTCTGACTCATGTCGCGGCTCGTGGCTTCGTAGCTTAAGCCCTGCCCGGCTCCTATAAGCCGCTGCTGCAGCTTGATATAGCTGGCGGCGTCCGTTGCCTGCCCGGTCGGGTTTACGACCTGGATCTCGTCCCCGGCGTTAAGCTCTTTTATCATGCCGGGGCTGATCCGCTTCCCGTCGTAGTCCTCACGCGGCCTGCTGTCCTGGTTTATTCCCCTTGCAAAGTTTCCCGTTGTAGGAATAATCTTTTTTACGAAAACCGCAAGGCAGGCGGCTATGCGCTCCTTTACGCTTACCGCCGTCATAAACTCATTCGCGTCCCTTACCCTGGTAATGGTCGGGGCCAGGTCGCTCATCTCCCGAACCTGGGAGGGGCGGTCTTTCGTGAAGAAATAAATAATATCCTTCGCCGGAACATATACGGGGTCAATCTGCCCGAAGCCGTCTACGTTATACTGCCTTATCCAATAGCCGACCGGCTTGTTATAGGTGTTAAGCTCTATTCCTCCAATAACGCGGCATTTCGGGTTATGCGGCGCTACTCTGCCGGTGTCCAGCTCGTCAACCTCCAACGCCTGCAACTTAAAGGGCAGCAGGCCGCCTCCGGTATAGCATTTCTTAAAAAGGATTCCGCCGTCTACTTTCTTCCGGCGCTCCGCCATTCTAAGCATCTGATTAAAGCTCTGCGTTTCGGTTACGTCGCAATTTTTACGCTTGCACCACTCCGCCCAGGCTTCCTGGATCTTCTTATTAAGGGTTTCGTTGCTGGTCCTTGCCCGAAGCGTCCAGCCGTGTCCTACTACGTTCCGGCGGTAAGCTCCGATTATGCTGTTAGCCATGTCGCTGTTTCGCTCAAGGTCCCGCGCCCTTGCGCGGATCGTGTCCCTGCTGTAGCGATCCGTTTGCTCCGCGCTCTGATTGTAAGCCACCCACCCGGCGTTAAGGCGGTCGTAGCTTCCGGCGTCATAATGGCGCTGTTCGTCTAAATACTGCCGCCACGCCTCCCTCCTGGCTCCGGCTGCGGGAGAAATGAAGCCGATTATATTGTCTAATACGTTTCCCACTTCTTTCCCTCCTATCTCCGGTCAAATACTGCGACGTAGCAATCATCCAAAAAGCCCGGCGTATCTCCGGCGACCTGCGCCGTAAGGTCATTTTTAATGTCGTAAAGCGTCTTAAGGTCTGCCCGGTTAAGCTGCCGGGAACCGATTTTATAACTTTGCCCTCCTACGCAAATAGCGTAAATAGCGTTATTTACTTCGGTAAGCATTTCCTGCGCTGTCATCTGTTGTTCCACCCGGTTTCCTCCTTCCTATAGCCAGCTCTCGTTTTGGCTGATCCATTCTTCCTCCGGCGTGTACTGCTCCTTCTTTTCTGGCTGGGCCTGCTGCTGTTCGCCCTGCAAATGAAGCATCCGGACGCCCAGGGTGTCGGCTGCTGCCATGGCGTATACTTCGGCATCTAAATAATGGTTGTCGGCGTGGCTGTGCTTCGGCACCCATTCAAGGCGTGGCTTCGCGTTGCCGTTCTTAACGAGGATTTTATGCTCCGCCGTAACCTGCGCGGCGTATTCCTCGTCGCAGCCCTGGTATACCATCCAACTCCCGCGCCCGTTTGGCTTTCTCATCCTCCCGGCGATCATATCCTTGTACTTCCCGCCGTCAACTATTATTAGATTCATGCCGTAAGCTTTGGAACTGTCCTTATTTACGGTACTGATCTTAAAATGGTTCTGCATGGGGTTGCTGGCGCCTTTTACCGGCAGCGCCCACTCCGCGTTTAGCGCGCAAAAATCGTATGCGCTGTCGGCGTCGTAGCCGGAGTCTATGAGGCATAGGTTTACTATTGCAACGGCTCCGGACTCTGTCTTATATTCAAGGTTCATAATCTGCTCAACCTCTTTAAAACTGTAAGCCTGGCCGTGTGCTACGTTCTGGCTTGTCAAGAAGTCGCCCCAGGCTCTTATGGTCCAATATACGCAGTTTTGCTGAACGTCTACGCCTCCGGTAAGAAGCTTCGCCCAATCCGGCACGGTAAACTCTGCAAGCTCCGTCTGCCGCTCCATAACAAGGTCCTTGCTGGTCTTTAGCTTGGTATCTTCCCATGGTTCTGCAAGCCAGGAATTTACGAAGTTTTGTAGTTTCTCCGGGTCCGCCTTGCTGCCCATAAATTCCTTCGCAATTTCGGAAAACCGGACGAAGGGGCTATAAAGCGTATTTATCCAGAAACAAACCTTTTTTACAAAGCGGGTTGTTTGTCTTACGACCTCCCAGTGTCCCTTCTTTACTGCCTGCTGCTTCTGGGCATCCGTGATTACGCATCCGCACTCCTGGCAAACGTAAAAAGCAAACTCCGCCCGGTCTGCGTCGCTCAAACCCTCCGAGTCGTCTATCGGCTCAAAGTTCCCCAGCTTCTCCTTTATGGCATCCTCTCCGTATGCGTCCACAAGATCCTTATCTTTTCCGGGCCACTTAAGGTTGTCAAAGTGAAGCTCTATAAACTCCCCACAATGCGGGCAAGGTATGAAGTAATGCTTTTCTGCGTCGGCTCCTTCCTTGGCTTTCCAGATGTGGTTCGTCCTTATGGTCGGTGTGCTGGTCATATAGACTTTGCTGTTTCGGAAAGTCTTTGTACGCTCTTTTGCCAGGCTGATCGGATCCGCCTCTTTCTTGCTGGCTCCTGGGTACTTGTCTACCTCATCCAAAAAAAGGTACTTCATGGCAAAAGAAGCAAGGCCGGAAGGGCTGTTACTCCAAACAAGTTTTATAAACATATCATCAAAGTCAAGCTCCAGGTTGCTGCTGTTCTTATCGTACTTTTTATAAAGCGTCGAAGTGCTTTCAATCATGGGCTTTATTCTTTTTTCTGATACGCTGTTCGCCATGGTTTCCGTCGGGTAAACAACTTCAACCGGGGACGGGTCCTGCTGGATCGTGTAGCCTAACATATTAAGCTCGACCTCCGTCCCCCCTACCTGGGTACACTTGCAAAAAATAATTTCTTCCGTTTCGTAGTTTAGAAGCTCATTCATTATCTCTACAAGGTACGGCGTCCGCTCGTTATTCCATGGGCCTGGTTCCGCGCTGGTCCTGCTGTCAAGCATCCGGTACTGCTCCGCCCACTCGGATACTGTCATTTCTTCCGGGGGGTTCAAGTATTCAAGCGCGGCTTTTTGGTACTGTTTGCAATCGTATTTTCTTATGCGTAGCTGTTTAGGCTTCTGCACGGTTCTTTCTTGCCTTTTTCTCCCCCGGTTCCTCCGGTACGCAACCGGAAACAACAAAAGCCCGAAGCATACGCTTTACTTCGGCGTTCATCTCCTTTTCTACGCGGCGGGCCTCCAACGGCTCCAGGCTGTCGCTGATCATGCTTACAAGCCGGGAAGGAATACTCAACGCGAAGCGCTTAAACGTAACGAAAAACTTTTGGTAATCCAGCGCCACTTCCTCAACGTCAACATATTTCCCGGCGGCGATCTCCGCCCTCATGCGGTGCATCTCGCCCTGGCTCTCCTTTAAAGCGATTTCCGCCTCCAGCTTCTGCTGCCTAAGCTCCGTTTCCTTTTCGGATTTTCCCTTGCCGTATGCCTTATCGCTCAAATACTGAATATATGTTTTAATGGTCGGCACCAGCTCGTAGCGCCTGCCCTCCCCTGGGATCTCCGTAGTCTTAACTACGCCCTCCTGGGTAAGCTGCTGTACTCTCCGGACGGTAACGCCGAAAATCTGCGCTATGACCTCAACCTTTACGAACTGGCCGCCGCTGCTCTTTTCTTCTGCCATTACGCTCCGCCCTCCCTTACTCTTACGGCCTTCTGACCGGTGTATTCCTCCCAACGGTCAATAATAATGTCGCAATACTTTTCGTTAATCTCCATAAGGTACGCGCTCCGGTTTAGCTGTTCGCAAGCGATCAGCGTCGTCCCGCTGCCTCCGAAAAAGTCAGCCACGTTATCCCCGTACTTGCTGCTGTTAGTAATCAGCCGCCCGAAAAGGGCGACGGGCTTCATGGTCGGGTGCTTATCGCTGCGGGCCGGTTTCTTCTCGTACAAGACCGTTGTGTCCTGCTGCAGCTTCTCCCGGATGCCCTCAATGTAGGCGACAAGCTCCGCTTTCTTCATGGCGGTAAAGTCTATGTCGTCCTCAATGAAAACCGTATCTTGCCCGCGTCCGCCTCCGAAGTAATGACCGGCGCCTTCCTTCCAACCGTAAAGAATAGGCTCATGCCGCCAGTGGTAATCCTGGCGGCCTATAACAAACTGGTTTTTCTCCCATATAAGCGTCTGCGCCTGGTAAAAGCCCGCCTCCCTCATGGCGGTTCGGAAGTTTATACCCTCGCTGTCGGCGTGGAAAATGTAAACCGAACAGCCGGGCCGCGCTGCTTCGTTGAAATTACAAAACGCCTTGTACAGAAAACTGTAAAAGGCGTTATCGCTCATCTTGTCGTTTTGGATTTCGTTGCTGGTCCTGGTCTTATTCCGTTTATAGGAACGCTCCAGGCTCTTGTCTTTGGTTTCGTAATCTACGTTATAGGGCGGGTCGGTGATGATAAGGTCCGCCGCTGCGCCCTCCATAAGCCGCTCAACGTCGGAAAGGTCCGTAGCGTCGCCGCACATCAGCCGGTGGCTGCCTAACTGCCAAATATCGCCGGGGCGCGTCCGTATCTCCGTAAGCTCCTTCAGCTTCTCGTCCGGGTCGTAGCCGTCGTCGTTTGCCTCCTGGGTAAGCTCAACGGCTGCAAAGAGCTTTTCGATCTCGTCGCCGTCGAAGCCGGTAAGGTTCACGTTATAGTCTGCCTTATCTAAATCAATCAATAAATCTTTTAAGGCTGCCTCGTCCCATTCGCCGGTTATTTTGTTCAAGGCAATATTAAGCGCCTTTTCCCTGGTCTTGTCCATCTCAACAAGAATACAGTCCGCCTCCGTATAGCCTAAATCAAGCATAACCGTGCGGCGCTGGTGGCCGCCTATGATGGTATTGTCTGAATTTATAATAATCGGGTCAACGTACCCAAATTCTTCTATACTGGCGGCTATGCGCTGGTATTCCGGATCGCTGGGTGTCAGCGCTTTACGCGGATTATACTCCGCCGGTTTAAGGTCTGAAAGGTTCCGTTTTATCAGCTCCATGGTTCCGTTTTCCCTCCTTCCTATGCTTCGCGTAACGAAAAGCAAAATTTTTTTTCGATTTCAGCGCCGAAAATACTGCGCCTTCCCCGCCCCGCAGGCCGTTTATGGCTTGGTAAGTACCTTTTGTCTTTTGCGTGGGTAGGCTTGCCGAACAGCGTAGCCAGGGGCTTGCCCTGCCTCCTCCTCTCTTTGCTCTCATTGCTTCGGTGTGGTGCTGTATGCCTTGCCCTCTCTGCTTCAATGCTTGCTTGTGCTATGTGTGCTTGTGCCTACGCTGTGCTATGGTACTATGTGCGCCTATGCCCTGGGCTGTGGTGCTTGCCCTTGTGTGCTTGCGCTGTGGCGTGGTGCTGTGCTTGTATGTATGCAATATAATAAGCCTATATTATGCCCTGCTATATGGGGGTATAGCTTTAAAAATTGGGCTTATTATAGGCTTATTATATGGGGGTATGCTTTTTTATTCCGTGTCCATGCTACTATATTAGCACACTTAATAGTCCAAAAGAGTCCGAAGTTTAAAAAACTTGCGAAGCCTTGTAAATGCTGGGCTTGTGGGCTGTATGGGGTTATGTTTCTATGTACGCTTTTCTCTGTGCTGTGCCAAATGAAGGGGTATAAAATACCCTCGTAAAATTCGCCTTGTAAAAATGGGGCGAAAATACGGGGGTATTATATGGGGGTATCATAGGGGGGCTATATTTCAAACCTCTTTTTTATACTCCCTTAAAATCTGGCGTACTTTCTTATAGGTCAATAGCTTATCCAGCCCTTTGTCCTGGTAGGAAAAAAGTGAGCTTCGGCTTAAGTGCATCTCCTTCTCAATGGCCGCCCAGCCTTTGCAATCAATAAAGCGAAGCTCCAATACCATCCGCTCCGTGCTGTTTTCCTCCAAAAAGTCCATAATATCCATGACTTTCAAAAGTGCTTTTTCTACCCGGCTTTTTTGGTCCTCTATCCGGGTTTCAATCTCGCTCATGCGGTAAACGAAGGAAGCGGCGCCGGATCCGACTTTGTTTGTGCCTCCGTAATTTACCGGGGAATATCCGTAGCCGCCTATAGGGGCATCCATTTCCGCCCGGATATTTTTAAGCCGTCTTTCAAGCTGTGACCGCTTAATGCGTCCGGTGTAATACTGGTTTAAATACTCCTTAAGCGTTTCCTTGTCCTCGCTCTGTCCGTTTTTCCGCTGCTTGCTTTTCTGATCCATCGGCTTCGTTCTCCTTATTCGTTTTTTGCTCGGATCTGTCTAACTCAGCCGCTAAAAAGTAAACCTTGCCGCCGAAAACCTTAAGCCTGTATAATTCCCGCTTTTTCTGGTCCCAGTCTGAAATGGGTATGCCTCTTTTCTGCAGAATATCAAGGCTATTGTTAATTCCGGCCACCAATGTGGCAATAGGTAAATTTTCAAGCATTGCCTGCGCCTGCCTGGGGTCGTTTAAGTTCGGTCCCTTCGCTTTCCCCCGCATGGCTGCCCTCGCCTGTTTTCTGTTCATGCTTTTCCTCCTTCCTTCGCCGCTTCTCCTGCCGCCTCACGCTGGCGATTGCTGCTCCGGCGGTCGGATCCTTATATCCTTCGCTATTCCTCACTTGGCGGATCGCCTCCCTTGCGCTGAAAGTATACGCCGCCCCTGCAGGACTTCCACTCTCCGCTTTTGTCTGCAATCTTAACAAAGTTCTTAATTTCCAGCCCCTTTACGGTTACGCCGTCGGCTACATAATACCCTTCAAAATATCCGTGCTTGTCAATGCGTGTTATAACGACTTCCTGGTGGTAGCCGTTATCTGTTACAACGTCCCCAGCCTCGATCCGGCTCATCCGGACTTCTTTTTCAACAAGCGCCGCCTGTATGATCCGCAGGTCGCTGTCGGGAAGCTCCAAACCGTAAAGGCCGCCCGCTTTCTTGATATGTTTGTCAATCTCTTTTATAAGCTCCGCTTCTCTGCTCATGGTGTCCCTCCGATCTCTTTCTGTAATATTCTTGTTACCTCGTCCGGATATGTAACAACGTAGGCTTTCCCGCCTGCCGCCCTTATCTGCAGTATGGTGCGCTCCTGTATCTTGGAAAGAACGCCTATAAATGGCCGCTTTACCTCAAAGCCATAATACCGGCCGTTTACTACGGCGCAAATATCCGGGATCCCCTGGCGGCTGTATGGTCCGGCCGCCGCTTTCCAAACGAAGGAAGAGGGTATAAGTTCCCTTATGTGCTTTATGATCTTATCCTGGTAATAACTTTCTTTTGGCAAGTGCGCCCGCAGGTACTTCTCCGCCTGTGCGGTCGTCTGGCAGGATATATCCTTCGTAGCCTTAAGGTACTTAATGACCTCCGCCTTGGTTTTAAACTGTTCAAAATCAATCATCAAAGCCTCTACTTTCTTGCGACGTCGCAACTGTTACCGTTGTACTTGTCGTAAATGGGTTCCAACTTCTCCAACATCTCCATGGTGGCGTTGGCTATAACCATCTTTTCCTGCATCTCCAGCTTGCCCTTGTTTACCTTCTTAAGCCAGGCGTTAATCTGCTTCATTTTCTGCTCCGTCATGGTCGTCTACCTCACTTTCTTCCTTCCTGGTCCGCTCCTGGGCTGCGGCCGCCATCTGTGCAAATAATAACTCTAAGGGGTTTATTGCCTGCTGCTTCGGTGTATTCAAGTCAATTACCATAATGACCGCCGTTGCTATCTGTGCCGCAAGGTTCGGATTTTTTACTTCCTTCAATGCCAAATTGTAGGAATGAATATAAGCCGTAGTAAGCATTTCCGCTTTCTGTTCAATATCCACTTTATCCCTCCTTCTTATCTTCTCCGGATTCCTCAAATACCGCCTCTATGCTGGCTCTTATGTCTGCCAGTTTTTTGGCTCCAATCCCCTTGGTATTTTCAATCGCTTTCATAATTGCCGTAATGTCAACGCCTGGGACGCTCTCTCTGCCGTCCTGGAAGCCGAAGCCGTAAAGGTCAGTACAGAACGCCGTGAACTGCTGGCGGTCGTACTTCTTAATGCTCTTATACATCTCCCTGGTAATCTCCGGCATAACGCCTTTTCTATTTCTGTTCATGCTTTTCCTCCCCAATCTGAAACAAAACGGCTTACAATGGCCTCTTTCAAGGTTTCATTGTCGCTCCGCGCTATCCGCAATTCTTCCTTAAGCTGCGCCGCTATCTTCTGGGCTTCTTTCGCCTGGCTTCCTAAAATGCAGTTTTGGGCTGCCAGCGTCTGCAGCTCTTTCTTCTGGTTCTCTATGATCTGCTCTTTAGTCAATCCTTCCATTTTCCCTTCCATGCTCTGCCTCCTTTATGAATAATTCTCCGTTGCGGATCCAAATGCTTCCGTCGAAGTTCCATAAGCCTTGCTTTCCGGAGGCTGGTATCGGGTTCTTAAATATCTCCGGTTCCTCCAGCCTCCATGCGTATCTGCCGACCGTGAAGTCGCCGTAAAGAAATTCCTCCGGACAAAGCTCCTTTATGAAGTCGTGGTATGCTTGATCTATCAGCTTGCAATCCCTTAAAATCGCCTTGCCGATTATGACTCCGGTCGGTATTTTCTCCCGCCAATTTATAAAACCTAATCCGAGGGTATCTCTTATCTTTTTCCGGCTTTCTGCGGTCATGAGCCGTTCGGTCTGTGAATAAGGTTTCTTCGCCGCATGGATCAATATCTCGCCCCGGTAATTTGTCCGCCAGCTTCTTGTTTCGTCGTGCTTCTTTCCTTCAGCTAAAAGCTGCGCCCATGGCTGCCAAACTGTTATAGCTTTCAATCTTCCGCACCTCCTAACGGCTCAGCCTCCTGGAAGTCGCACCCGGATCCGCCGTCGCCTCCCCATGGCTTTTCTCCTGCGTCTGCCTGCGCCTTGGTAAGCACCTTATTATCCTTTTCGCCCTCTAAAAGTGTGCTTGCTTCCTGGTCTGCTTCGTGAAGGGCAAGTATAAGCGGGTATTTGCTCATAGCCTGGGTAAGCTGTAAGTGAAGCTCCTTCGGTTCTGAAAATCCCATGTGCCAGCGGATGGCGAAGCGTTCCGGGCCGGTAAGCCTCATAAACTGTTCAATCATCATAACGCTCTTTTCCCCGTGTCCGTATGGCACCCGATCGTCTACGGTGTAGCAGGGAACCGATTCCCAAATGAAAGCCCCAGCGTTGTCCTTCTTTACCTGCCAACGCTCCGCCGCCTTTACCTTCTCCGGGTCATAGGTCTTTTGGTTCTTATAATCGATCTTGTAGAAATGCGTTTTACAAAGGTCATGAAGCAAGGGGCAAAGAATAAGGGCATCTTTCCCGGCATCCTCCAAAATGCAAGCCCAGGTACTGTTTTCCTTCTTTGCCTGTAAGCAATCGTACACGTTGAGGCTGTGCTGCAATAAGCCGCCCTCGGTGCTTAAGTGGAACCGGGTAGAAGCTGGGGCCGTGTAAAAGTCGCTCTTTTCCCGGATGTACTCCAAAAGCTGCGCCAGCCCTTCCCTCTCTACCTGGTTTAAAAGTCCCTCAAACCTCTTTACGTTCTCCTGTGTGTTCATCGTTATCCTCCTTTTGCTCGGTTGTTTTATTTTCACTTTTTATGAAAATCAATATTGCCGCCCCTGGGGGCTTCTCTTTGCTTATCCACCCGCCCGCCGCCTCGTCGTAGAACTTATCCACAATATCGTTGTAAATAAGCGGCGGCTGTGGATTGTCCGGGTCCCAGGAAGGCCCGGCGGCGTAGAGGCAAGTGTGGCGGTCAAAGTATGCTTTATATATCCCCCCTACTTTCCGGCGGTGTTCTTCGGCAATCCGTTTTATTTTCTCTAAGTCAAATTCCCGGAAAGCTGCCCGCCCGACCTGCCTGCCGATCTGTGCCTCCTTAAATGCCTGGTTAATTTCAGCTATGACCTGCTGCCCCTCGTCGTCGTTTCGTACCTGCAAGCCGTCCAGAACGAAAAGCCTTAAATATTCCTCTAATTCCTCCTTAAGCTGCTGCTTTAATTTCTCGAAGGGCTTTTTATACTTCCCGGCCAATTCCTCCGGCGGGACAAGCGTTTTATTTTTCCGGTATTTTTCAAGCGTTGCCGCCGCTTTTTCAAGGGCTTTTTCTGCTTTTTCCGTAGCCGCTCACCTCCTATCGCCTATTCTTCCTATCGCCTTTTTATTTTTCTTTGGCGACATGAATAAAATCTTTTATTTATGGGGCTTTAATATATTTCCTATCGCCTATCGCCTAATTTTCGGAAATATACCCTCACTTTTTGTAAAAGGTTATTTTTTCTTTACCTTTTTACTTTTGCAATAAGCCTATATAATAGGCGATAGGGCGTAAGAATATATATAATAGGCTTAAAAAGCCGCTTGTTTTCGGTATTTTTTACATATCGCCTAACCTATCGCCTAACCTATCGCCTATTTTTTAGGCGATAGGGAAAAGGTATAGTTTAATATGGCAGCTCTGTTTCTTCTTCCTCAAAAGGTGACTTTGTATCAAGGTCTAATTGCTGCCACTCGTCTGCTTTCGGTTTTTCCTCAATCCCTGCGGCTTCTGCCGCCTCGTCCTCGTCTAATGGGTCAATAGCTTTTGAAAATCTCCCTATATCAAATTCAACAAAGCGGCTTGATCTGTTGTCAAACCATTTTGAAATACTGTATTCTCTCCCGCCGTTCTTTTTTGGCTGGGAAGCAATAATATTTTTATCTGCTAAATATTTCATGGTTTTTCTGGGACTGTACCCTGCTTTCGTTAATGCCTGGTTAAGCAAAGAAGGAAATATATAAGCCTTGTTTTGTGCTGAACTTATAAAGCCCAGGCACGTTCCGATTGCCTTGTCCCCGAACTGGGCGCGATTGCTCAATATCCAATCTACTATAAACTGGGTAGCGTTTTCGTTTACGTCGCTTACGCCTGCAGCGAGCTGCTCCTGTATAATCGCTTTTGCCATCCGGACGGCTCTCTCCCAGGATTCGTTCCGTATTTCAAGCGTTTTTTTACAATTTCCGGCGTTTTGCTCCGGTAAATCGTCGTTTTGTTCCGCTTCGTTCCGGTTTTCGTCCGCTTCGTTCCCAAATATCCAGGTATCTATAATCGCATCCGCAAGGGCGACCGCGCTTATCCCGGCTATATGTGCGCCGCTGGTTCCGTTTGCTGCTGCGTAAATTTCTTCTACCATCTTTTCGTATTGATCCGTTATGGTGCGCTCGTCCGTCGTCAAAAGGCGGCTTATAAACTCCGGGCCGGCCCAGCCGCAATTTGTAGGCGCCTGCTGGTGCATAAGGCTTGCGGACTTCTCGTCGTCGAAGGGGCCGCCGTATATCTCCAGTACACGGGTACTGACTCCGGTCTGCGTGGTGTCGGTGCTTAAAGGTTCCTCGCCTGTGGCAAGGGCTACGGTGCGCCATGTGTTAAGCGTCTGCAGTCCGCCGCCTTTGCTTCCCCTGGCCCTTCCGGTTCCGCTGGCGATCATGTAAACAATCTTTTCCAGGTTCTCCTGCTTCTGCCCTGCAAGCTGCCGCTCGTCAATGCCGAGCGGTAAGTCGTTATAAAAGCCCGCCATCCTCTCCAGGGCGACCTGGGTGGCGTTGAAATTTACCATAAGGCGTTCCGGGTCGCCCCAGGCGGAAAGCGCCGCCTTAAGGGCTGCGGTCTTTCCTCCCTTGGATCCGCCCCAGTTATATACAAAAAATATCCTCTGTTGAATAATCTTTAGAAGCGGGGCGGCGAAGCTGGCCGCCAATATAAAGCGGAACTTGTCCCGGCTCCGGTGCGGCTGCATGGTGGCGATCCATCCCTCAAAGGTTCCGGCGGTGTGGTAAGCTGCCGCCCAACCTCTTAAGGACGGCTCAATGTCCAGCACTATGTCGTCCCCGTGTCCTGGAAGGAAGCGCCCCCGCGTCTGCCAGCCGAAGGTGGACGTACTATCCGCCTTTTGTATAATGTCTATGTTCTCCGCCTCCAATGCGGCCAGGAAGCTCACGACCTGCTTGGCGTTCTCGCTGGTTACGGTGCATCCCAAATCTGCAAGCGCGGTTATATTCCGGGAAGTGAATATAGTAGAACGCGGGTATATAGCCCGGCTCCACTGCCCGTCCCGCTTAAATGCAATCTCTATTTTTTCCTCGCCCGTTTCCATGCTCTTAAGCCGCTGGGTTAATATGATCGGCGTTCTGCAGACCATAGTCGGTATCGCTTTCTTTTCGTCTATGTGGCTTATGCCCTTCTCTGAATAGATCCAGCCCTCCGGCTGGCGAAGGTTCGCGGGCGCACCCTTTATGGCTTCCGGTATCGCTCCGGCCAGGTCGTCAAGGTCCAGCTTCTGGGCGTGTTTTATGGCCTTCTGTATTTTCTCGGATGCCTTTTCCGCTCCGTCCCTTAAGTAAAGCTCCGACGGATCCTTGACTCCGAACTGCTTGCAGCTCCAGGTGTAAACCTCGCCTAAAAATTCTTCCTCCTTCAATATCCGGCAAACTTTAGCGAGGAACGTCTGGCCGCCCTGGTCTGGTTCCTGGTGTATATATAGCTTAATGTCATGCAACTTCGGAACCATCCGGGCGTTGAAGTTCGCCGCCCCTGGTGATCCGAGTGCCGGAACTTTCAAATACCATAAAGTTTGGGTATCGCTTTCCCCTTCTACAAGGGCCGCCCATCCGGTTTTCCGTATCTCCGGCAGCCGCCAGTCGCCGTATAAAATCAACTTCCCGGCGCTGCCCCAGCTCCACCTAAACTCCTTATCTCCGTAACGCTTCCGAAAGATCGGCGTTGTGTTTTCTTCGTTGAAGTATGGCGTTTTAAGGTACTGCGTCCCGTCCTTGTCTTTGGCGGTGCTGATGCCGCAGGTGTCCTTTAAGAAGTCCTCCGGCAAGTGCTTATTAAAGGTATACTCTGCAAGGGTGTAGCTTTTATTTTTCGGCTTGGCTGGCTTGTTTTTCTTCGGATCCGGCTCGGTCAGCTTTCCGTACTTCTCTAAAATCTGCTTATATGCTTCCTTGGTGTCTACGTTGTGAAGCTCCGCCCAGAAACTTACGAAGTTTCCCCCGCGGTCCTCTGAGAAGCAGTGCCACTGTCCGGTTTTTAGGTCTGCGCTGAAACTGTTCTTTTTGTCGTCGTGGAAGGGGCAGCGGCCGACTAAACTGCTGCCGCTGGGCTTCGCGCCTTTTATGACGCTTCTGTACTCCGCTTCGTAATTGACGAAGTCGTCTATATTAAGCTGTTCGGCGTTCATCCTATCACCTTCTTAATTTCTTTACGGGTCATATATACTACCCTTCCGCGCATCCTGTCCCTTGTAGCCTGGCGTATTTCCCGCCGCATCCCTTCGCTTATCCAGCCGCCTATAATAATTAAAAGAAACTCGTCAGCCTCTCGAAGCTCCTTAAGCCCTATTTCAAGCCCGATCTGCCGCTCTTTCTCCTGGCTCTCGTCCAGGAACTGCGTATAGAATAAATGCGGGGCGACCGGGATCTTCCCCTCTAAAACAATCTTTTTGCAGAAATACCTCGCCACCTTGCGGTTAAATTCCATCCCGCTTTCCGTGAACGCTCTATAACGTGAAATTATATATACCTTGTCCATGCGCTTATCCTCCAACCGTTTTTTAACTGGGGGGGAGCGCCCCGCCCCCAGCCTTTGCCTTTAATTAAAGGGCAGATCCTCGTCGATCCCGTCCGGCACGTTCATAAATCCCGCTTCGTCGGCTTTCGGTGCTGTCGGTCCGTCCTGGGTATTTCCTCCGGTTGTATTGTAGTCTGCGCCCTCTACGTCAAGCTGGCGGTACTGCTGCTTTACGCAGTCTTTCATGGCTTCGGCTTCCTTTGCCTTTTCCGGGCTTAACTTCCCTACGAAGGTAAATACTGCCCGGCTGTACGCAATCCCGGCGGCGTTCTTTTCTTTCTTCAGCGTGATCTTGGTTACTGCCTGCCAGCAACGGAAGCCCTTAAGGATCACCCGCTTGGCGATATAGTCCCGCATATACTTAAGGCTGGTCGGCGGTAAGGAAAGCACCAGGGGTACGGGGTTCCCTTCCCTCAAAATGAATACCCGGTGTACGTTCTTGCAAGCCTTCCCCTTGTCGTCGCTGCCGAACTGGTTATAAGGGCAAGAGGCGCAGTCCTTAATTTCCCCGGTTTCCCTCTCTATGCCCTGCTTTCCGTCGTAGCTTGAGCAGTCCGGCTGTTCGTTGCCTCCGGCGAACTTCTCGCGCCAGTATGCGTTGACCGGGTGGTGATCCAAAATAACGCCTACGATCTCCGTTGCGCTTTCCGGGTTCTCGTCGTCCTCGCCCGGAAGCTCAAACGCAAGCCCGCCGCCGGAAGGGATCTTGACGCGGTCAAAAGGAAGGGCGCCCAGCCCGTCCATTTCCTCCGCTATCGCCTGCGCCAAATCTCCGCTAATGGTCTGCAGGTCGAAGTTGTCTACTACTGCCAATTCGTTTTTTGCTTTAGCTTCTGCCATGGTGTTATATCCTCCTTTTATTTATGCGCCCGGCATCATAGTCGGTGCGGCTGCGCTCTGTGCTGCTGTGTCTGCTGCTTCCTTGCCCGTTCCATTAAGTTCCTGGGGCGGGATCTTCTCTACTTCCTTAATGCGGTAACAGGTTTCAATGCTTGCCTGGCGGTACTTGTTTTCGTGCTGTCCGTCCAGGGTGGTGGTAACAAAGTAGCCGTTTGAAAGTCCGGCAAACCTGCAGACTACGTCCTCCGGGGTCCGTCTGCTTACCCGAAGCATAATAGCGTCGCCCTCTCTCAAGACCTGGCCGTCGCTGGCTTCCACCTCAACCTTTACAATCTCATTTACTTTTAAAGCCATCTCATGTCCTCCTTAATCTTCTCCCGGTTTTCCGTCCGGGTCGTACCCCTCGGCTTCCTCCTGCGGCTCACCGTCGCCGTTTTCCTCCCCGCCCTGGGATTCTTCGGCTTCCTCAAACTCCGCCCCTTCCTGGTCGTCCTGGGCTTTCATTTCGGCTATTGCCTGCTCTATCGGTGTCCGGCTGTCGTAGCCGTAATAAAGGTCGTTTAATATCCGGGTGGCGTCCGCCGCCATCCCTATGGCTTCCATGGCAAGCTCCAGCGCCTGGGCGTAAATATCGCCGCAAATGCTCACGCCGTCCTCGCCCTTTACCTGCAATAATGCCAGGTAGTCCTTCATTCCCCGGTCAAGGGCTTTCATCTTCGCCCCGATCTTGCTGAAAGCCTCCGCCGCAATCCCATAGCCCTCATGCTTGCCTTTTACCTGCTTAAGCGGCCAGCCGCTTTCCTCGGCTTCCATCCGGCGCTTGTCGTAAAAGAACTTAATAACCTTCCCTACGTTGGTCTTAAGGTCCTTTTCTGACTCCAGTCTTACGTCAATTTCCATCTGCTCGTAATCCGTCATGAGTCCTATCCCTCCTTTTTCTGCTTGGCGTTCTTTGCCGCCTTATTGGTTTCTTTCCTCTTGCCTACGTCGTAATACTGGTAGGGCTTAATAAATTCCTCGAAGTCCTCCGGCAGCTTCCCGTCGTTTTCCTCCACAAGTCCCGCCATAGCTCCGTTCAAGGTCTGCGCGCTTACGGTACGCTTAATAATATCCCCCAGCCCATGTTCCTCCAATGTTTCAAAAAAGCCGTTCTCGTCGCAGCCGCCGATTTTGTTGTACTTGGTCTTATCCTGCAAGCTGTAAAGGAAGCCGCCCCGGCTTATCCTCGGGCTTTCCGCATCGATCATGGCCTGGGCCAGCTCCTTGCGCTTTTCTTCCAGGATCTTATTGTTTTTCGTGGTGGCGTCCTTCAGTCTGTCCTTCTCGTCCAGCAACTCCTTGTATTCGTCAATCAATAAAAAAATATCTGCCACTTTTAGTCCTCCTTTTTTTCTTCAAGCTCTGATAATTCGTCCAAAAATTCATAAAGCGTGGTTACTTCGCTTTCCTCCAGCCGGTCCTCGATCTTCTCCGCAACTTCAAGAGCCGTAACTCCCCCGTTGCTTTTTCCGGTTAAATCTTTAAATGCTGGCATTTTGTTCGCCTCCTAAAAATAAGCCTTCCAGTTGTCTACAACTGTTTTTGCTAAATCTTCTTTTTTTGCAAGTGCTTTTAAAATAATCTCGTCTACGGTTTTCTCTACTACCAAATGGATATATGTGCAGGTGTTCCTCTGCCCTATTCTGTGAATACGGGCTAGGCTCTGGCTGTACGCTGCGTAATTAAAGTTTTCGCTGTAATAGACGCAAGTGTCGGCTGCCGTTAAGGTAATCCCCAGCCCGGCGGTGTCAATCTGTGCAAGGAATACTTTTATTTCCGGTATCTTCTGGAAGTCCGCTACAATCGGCCCCCGGTCGTCGATCTTGATGTCGCCGTATATGCTGCGGTACTGTATCTTTTTCTTTTCCAGGAGCTTCTGTATTAAGTCAATCTCCGGGCGGAACCGGCAGAAAATAACCAGCTTCTTTCCTTCGCCTATAACGTAATCCTCTAAAATGTCCTCCAGGGCGTTTAGCTTCCCCTTAAATACAAGCTCCGGCTTCGTCCCCTCGTCCGCCTGGATAAAACCTCCGGTAAACTGCTGTAGCCTCAAAAGTTTTGTAAGTACCGTCGGGGCCGTTATCATGCCGCCGTTCTCCAGCTCTGCGAAGCTGTCTTTTTTAATCTTGTCGTAAAGCTGCTTCTCCTTCCCTGCAAGCTGAATATACCGCGTTAAAAATGTCTGCTCCGGCAGGTCCAGGGCTTCCGCCTTCGTTACCCGGTAAGCTATGCTATGCTCCTTTTGGATAAGCTGATCTAAGTCCTTATAGCCTACAATCTGCTTTCGGTTAAAGCCGCCCATAATGGCGTAGCGCCCCCGGAAGGCGTAAAAGTTATAGCCGAAAATGTTAGGGTTTAAAAATCTGTACTGGCTGAAAAGGTCTATAGCGTCATTCTGTACCGGCGTACCGGAAAGAATGAGCTTATACTTCGCTATGTCCCCGATCTGGTGCATGGCCTTACTCTGTTCGGCGTCGGGCGTCTTGATCCGCTGGCTCTCGTCCGCTATAACCATATCCGGCTTCCAATCAAGAAGCGCCTCAAACAATCCCTCGCGCCATGTGCTTTCGTAGTTTATGACCGCAACCTTAAGCGCCTTAAAAGGAAAATTGTTAAGGGCTTCCAGCTCCTGCAGGCGCTTTTTCTTGTCGCCCAAAAGTACGTTTACTTTGTATTTAAAGTCCGCGTAGTCCTTAAATTCCTTCGGCCATACGCTGCAAACCGAAGTAGGCGCAACCACTAAAACCTTTTCAATGGCTCCCTTTTCGTATGCTGCCCCCGCGATTGCAATCGCTGTTAATGTTTTGCCGCAGCCCATTTCAAACAAAAGCCCGAAGCCTTTACCCTGGGCGGCGGCCTGCTGCCTCTTTGCCATCCGCTTTCCTCCTTACTTGCCAAATATGACGGCTTTTAAAATTTCTTCCACGGTCTTGTCGATGGCATCCTTTTTCTCCTGCTCCGTAAGTCCGCTTTTAACCTCTTTACTTTTCGCCTCTAAAATCTGCGCCACCATGTGAAGGTTGAAGCCCGCCCTTACGGCGTTTCCGCTGCTTTTCTCAATCGTGGAAGCGACGAGGCTCCCTATTGTGTCCGGGTAAATCGGGGCGGGGATTTCTCTGCCGATAAATGCTGCCTGCGCGTCTATAAACTGCGCCTTCCCGTTCAAAAACTCCCCGGTCTTGCTTACCGTGAAGCAGATAACCGTATCGCCGTTAAGCTCCTGTTTGTGGCCGTCCTCGTGTTCAATCAATACTTTTACTTTGCTCATTCTGCTTATACCTTCCTTTTCGTTTTTTATTTATATCAAGGCTTAAAGCCTTAATAGCTCAACAACACCCGCCCGCCCCACGCCTCAATACCCCCCCGCACAAAAACTGCGGATACTGCCTTTTTTATGCGCTCTCTGTCTTTCCAAAATTCCGTTATTGCCGTATGGCCGCCCCGCATAATCTCTACGGGCGTTTCGCCTTTTACTGCCCTTATAAGGTGCTTTCGCTGCCGCTCCGTAAGTGCTGGCATAACCTCGTTTAAAAGGTTCTCTATGTTCTGCTGGTCCTCAATCTCCCGGATGGCGTCGCGCTGATCCGCAATCTGTCCCAGGTACTCGTTACCCTCCGCGTTAAGGTCGTTAAGGCTGAATAATATGTAAGAGTCCCTCAGCCGGTCCGCGTGGTATTTCTTTATTTTTGCGGACTCCATCTTTTTGAAGGCAATCGTTGAAAACTTATACTTGTCCCGGAGCCCCGGCTTTCTGTGCCAATCCTTTACCGCCTGCAGGTAAGCTATGGCGCATATGTCGTAATGCTCCGCTTCGGAAAGCCGGTAGTAATTCAAGAAAGAATATATAAGCCCGTGGTTTTCTTCCGCAAATTTGCGCTCTTTACTGTTTAATGCTTCCATGACCGCCCTCCTTATCCTCCGGCGGCGGTACTAATCCGAAAGTAATAAGAGCCATGTTTGCCGCCCTGGTCTGGTGCTTGTAAAGGGGAAACTTTACCGGGTACTTGTAAAGCGGTTCCGGCTCCGGCTTCATGCGCTCCGCGTCTACTGCCTGGGAGATAATATTAAGCCGCTGCCGCTCCGCCTCAATGGGTCCCGGAAGCCGTACTATTCCGGCCAGCTTGTTTAAAAGCTCAATCTCTGCCGGGCCGTAAAACATACGCTCTGCTTTGCTCCACTTCATCTTGCCCCAGCTTTTAATAATCGTGAATTGTGTGTTATCGGCGTCTTTTATAAGGATCTGCCCTTCCTTCATGGCCATCTTCAATTTGCTTTCGCCTCCTTCTCTGTATAAAATGTATGGTTCCCGTGTATGAAAAGCCGTTCAAGGTTCCGGCTGTGCCAGGTGCTTTCCTCGTCCTCCGGCGTCCGCTCGAAGTATAGCGCCCCCTGGCTTTCGTCCCAGCCCTGGATCTGTATCAAGTCAAGCGCCGCCCAGCAGTCCGCATCCGGCTTTACTCGGTCGTACCTGCCGTTATGGTAGGAAGTAAAGGCGTTCTCCTGGGAAATAACGCCGCCTACGGTGTCCGGGAACTTCCCGGAGTGCTGCCGGTTATAAATTACAAGAATAACAAGCGCTTTCCCTTCGGTGTCCTCGCCCTCCGCCTCCGCCATGGCCATCCTTGCGGCCTTGTATTCCTCGGCGGCTGTCCAGCCTAAGTCCTTCCCCTCCTGCGCCTCGCTGTGCGCCTCTGTAGGCGCTTCCGGCGCTATGGTGGGCATTTCCCCGACCGCTTCCGTTTCCTCCAATGCTGGGCGCTCCTGGTTCGTCACAGCGTATACTGAAAAGAACACGCTTCCGGTTGCCAATAGAAAGGCGCTGCTTATTGCTATCCGCTTTATCAAGTACCGGCGCCGCGCCCTCCGCCTTCTCCGTCTGCGGTATTCTCTGCGCGTCAATCCTCCGCACCTCCTTCGGCGTCCATCTTTTCAAGTAAAAGGGTTAAGGCGTCAACCAGGATCTTATGCTCTTTAATGAACTTCGCCGGGCAGTCTGCCTCGCGGCCTCCGTCAAGGTAGCCTTTTTCTTTCTTAAGAATTGACTCAACATCAAAGCGGGCGTATTCCTCCGGGTTCGGTTCTGCTTCGGCCTCCAGCTCCTGGGCCTTTTCCTCGTACCCCATGCAGCCGTTCTCGTGGGTCTTTTTGCCTGCGCACTCTCCCTCATGCTCGCAAGTGTCGCAAAGTACCGGCTCCGGCTCCTGGGTGGTGATGGGCTGTTCTTCGCTGCTCTCAACCTCCCGAAAATCGCCGTCTATGATGTTCGGATCCTCCGGCTCTGCCGTGGTCTGCCTCGCCGCCTCCCTGGCTGCTTTCCTCGCTGCCGCCTTTTCTTCCTTGCGTTGCTGCTCCTTTTCCTTAAGTGCTTCCCGGAGCGACTTCTGTGATGCGGCGTTACGTTCTGCAAGGTCCGCCAGCCCCTTCTTTTTCTCCTGAATCTCCTTAAGGGCTTTCGCCGCCTCCGCCCAGGTCATTTCCTTGCTTTGGTCTGTCTTTACTCCGCGGGGCGTACAGTTAAAGTAATCTCCGCCGTAGCCGCCGCCGTGGTATGATCTGCCGTGCTGTTCTTTCAGCCATGCTCCGGTGATCTTGTCCCCCGGCTTAATGCCCAGCCAGCCGTAAAGGCTTTCTATTTCCTTTTCCGTCATGTCCGGCTTTTTGCCCTCGGATTCCTTCTGCCATTTCTGCAGCTCTGCCTGCTCTTTCTTCCGCTCGTCCTCGTCCTTTTTCTTTGCGACGTCGCAACGGGAATAACAAGTTTTATGTTCGCAAGTAAGGCAGCAGGGCGTCGGCTCCTTATCTCCTTCCCGTATCGGTGCAAGCTCCGGGTGAAGGTGCTGGCATTTCTCGCTGAAAAGCCCGGCTTCAATGTCCAGCCGCTTTTCTTCGCTCATCTGGGTGCAAGAAAACGGGTTCCCCAGTGGGGCGGTTCTGCAGTAGCGTTCTTCCTGCCGTATGCCGCAGGGGCGGACGCAACTGAAACAAGTGTATTTCCCGTCGCCGCATCCTTTTGTGGAAAGTAAGGATCCTTCCGGGTATACTGTTTTCGGAAGCCCGAAGAAAGACTTCGGTTCCTCCTGCTTCTTTTTCAGCGCCCTTATTTCCCTTACCGTGGTTTCCTGCGTTACCTTCTCCAGTTCCTCGTCGGGAAGCCCCAGCATTTCCTGTAATTTGCTTACGCCCATCCCGATGTACTTCTCCGCCATATGTTCGCCGCCGTCAATGGAAAAGCGGGCGTTTATCGCCATAAAGCGGCTTGCGCTGGAAGTGCTTAAGCCGTACTCCCCTTTTGCGAAGTCCCATATACTTTTATAGCCGTCCTCCGTGAAAAGTGCGTTTTCGCTGATCTGCCGAAGGAAATAACCGACCATAAAGAAATCTTCGGCGGCGTCGTTTAAGTGGTTCCTTATCCCGCTTTTCAAGTCCTGGTATTCCATCTTATCCCTCCTTGTCTACCTGGCTTCTTTTTCCCTATGCCCGGCTGGCTTTCGGTTCCTCTGCCGTCCGGCTGGGTCTGGAGCTTATAAGAAGCTCCGCAATCAATCTATATACGGCTTCGGTTTTTCCAGTGGGCGGTATCGTCCGCCCCTCTATGCTCTTAAGCTCCGTACCGTCCGCTAAAATGTGTTTAATCAATCCGCCCCGCCTCCCTTAATCCGCTCCCGCCAGTCTGAATAAATGCAAACGTAACGGCGGAAGGTTGCGTTTTTCTCCGCCTCGTAAACGGTGCAGGTATAGTCTACTTTGCCGCCGCTCTTTACTGTCCGGATTGCTTCAAGTTCTGCCAAATGCTTTCTTACGCAGCGGGCGCTTAATTTCTGCTTGGTGCAATACTCGTTAAAGTCGCTTACCAGGATCCGGTATTCGCCGCTTACTGGTTCAAGCCCTGCCGTTATGCCTGCTATGAATTTTTCTGTATCAATGAGGAAAGCCTGTTTTGTAAGGGCCTTCCACTCCGCCATTTCGTCTATGCCACCAATATCAAGCCCGGCCTGTTTGAATATGTCCCATATAATGGGCATTCGTTCCTCTGGAACCGTAACGACAATCTTTGCTATCTGGATAGCCGTTTTAATATCAATGCTTTCTTTGTCCATGTGTTACTCCTTTTTTGCTCGTGAATGTTTATAGCTGCCGAAGCCGCCCCGCCCGCCAAAGCGTAAGCCGTTTCTTTCCTTCATGCTGTAAATCTACCTCCCTTTAGTTGTTAGCAGTCCGTCCGAGCAGGTAGTCTGTAGAAACGTTGAAAAGATTAGCCATTACAATAATCTTGCTTGCCGGAATTTCCGTCTTGCCGTTCTGCCAGTTTTTTAATGTGCTAACAGAAACGCCTAAAGAAGTGGCAAACTTTTCTCTTGTCATTCCATTCCTTGCTCGCTCTGCTTCAATGTTTTTATAACGCATACTATTCGCTCCTTTCTTATATATTTACTCATTTTGGGTAAGTTCGCATCTTTACAATATACCCATTATGAGTAAATGTCAAGCCTTTTCTAATAGTTTTTTACCCGAATTGGATAAATAATTGTTGCTTTTTCTTTTTGAATGTGTTAAAGTTGACTGCGAAAGGAGGGGTAATCATATGGGAATGGCTGTTATATCTGAACGCCTTATAAAAGCCAGAGAATTTATAGGCCATAATCGAAAAAGTTTTGCTGAAATGCTCAATATTCCGTATAGAACAATTACAAATTACGAAAACGGTTCTAGGGAACCTGGAAGCGATTATATTTTAAAAGTCGCTGACGTGTGTGGATGTACTACCGATTGGCTTTTAGGGTTATCAGATAATCCAAGGAGTAATTCTTCGTACTCAGCTATTGTTGTACAAGAAAATGATCCGCTATTAAAAACTCTCTGTGCAAACTATGAGGGCTTAAATGCTGAAGGGCGAGAAAAATTAGTTGATTATTCTGACGACCTAATCCAATCAAACAAATATAAAAAATTTGTATCGTCTGGAATATTACAAGAAAAAGCGTAAATAAAAGACTATTTACGCAAAATAATTAGTTTTGTTAGGATGGTGACTGAATGAAATACTTACGATTTTTCCAAATATGGAAACTTGCAATATTTGCTTTATTTATTGTCTGCGTTCCCGGCTGTTTATTTACACCTAATCCATATGGGTTTATTAATGCTATAATCTCTGCAATTATATGTTTAATAATTGCAATCAGCCCCATACTATCAGATATTTTATATATCAAAACTCCTGCGGAAAAGCTCTGGAAACGCTGGGCTTTTGTAGAAGGTGAAAAAGCCCAGGCACGAAAAGAAAGAGCGGCTTATGGTGAATTAACGCCGACCTACATAGATACCGAATTAAAATATGGTTTATTTGCTGGTGCTACTGATGGGAAATACCGGACAACGCTCCGTCGCTGCTCCTGTCCGGATTTTAAGAAAAGGAAAGTGCCTTGCAAGCATATGTATTATCTTGCTGCAAAATGCGGCGTTGAAAGTTTGAAATAAAAAGGAACCCCGCCCCCAGCCATTGGCGTGGCTTACGGGGACGGGGCGGCTTGTTGGCCATGTTATAAACATTCCGAGCAAATGTATTATAGCATGGTCCGGCCAAAAACACAAGTACAAGGCGGGGCTATTTTTGCGCCCGTTTTTAGAAAGGTGATGTATATGTTAGAAAAATATAATGCTGCAGTTTATAGGGAAAAATATCCTATTTCTGTGGAAATTCTACACAAAGCTTATATTGACGAGGGAAAAACTCTAAAAGAAATGTGCAACATAATAGGTGTAACTTCTCCTATTACAGTTTCAAAAATATTAAAAGCCTATGGTTTTGACACAAATAAAAATTCCAAAGCAACTAATCAAACCAAAAACGGGAGGACTGATAAAGAATTTAAACAGCTTCTTATAGAAGAATATGTTAAAAATCGCAGAAGCATAGACTCCATAGCTCAAGAACTTAGTGTAAGCAATAGAACAATATTAAACTATCTGAAAAGATATGGTATTTCAAGAAGATCAAGGAACGAAAAATCTTCATGCTTTACTGGTGGGCGCAATATATGTAGTAACGGTTATGTTGAAATTATCGTTCCTGGGCATCCCGCAACAAATGCAAGAGGTTATGTGTATGAACACCGTATAGTAGCCGAAAAGAAGCTCGGAAGGTATTTACGTTCTGATGAGGTAGTCCACCATATTGATGGAAACAAAACAAATAATTCTCCGGATAACCTTATTGTCCTATCAAATGAAGATCATGCAACGCTTCATGCCTTACTAAAAAGCGGTATGTCCTATGAAGATGCTATAAGGGAGGTGCTATTATGAATTTACCAGAACTTGTAGCTGGCTATGTGCGTGTGTCTACTGTGGAGCAGGCAGAAGAGGGTTATTCAATACAAGAACAATCTGAAAAAATTAAATCTTATTGTAAAGCTATGGGTTGGGAACTAGCGAGTATCCAGTCCGATCCGGGGTACTCTGGGGCTACGCTCGACCGCCCTGGTATCAATCAAGTTATTAAAGACGTGCAGGGCGGCTATGTGAAAAAAGTTATTGTCTGGAAGTTGGATCGGCTTTCCCGGTCCCAAAAAGACACCCTCGTCCTGCTGGAAGATGTCTTTTTACAAAACGGCTGTAACTTCGTTTCAATCATGGAAAGTTTTGATACGGCTACGCCCTTCGGGCGGTGTATCGTTGGAATACTGGCGGCTTTCGCTCAAATGGAACGGGAAAACATAAAGGCCCGGTTAGTAATGGGAAAACAAGCCGGGCTTAAGGAAGGTAACTACTACTCAGGCATAACGCCTATCGGCTACAAGTCCGAACTGCAGGAAAATGGAAAGCGGATGCTTATCGTGGATCCCTTCACCTCCCAGGCTGTAAAGGATATGTATAAGCTGTATAGCTCCGGTCGCAGTCTGGGGGAAGTCGGTGCTTATATACAAAAAAGTACGGTATCAATACAAAGTTTAATCGTTGCGACGCTGCTTCCGCCTGCTCCCGGATTCTCCGCAATCCGGTATATGCCGGCCGGGTCTTTATGAATGACCTGGAATACTCCGGGAAGCATGAGGCGCTGGTTTCCCCGGAAGTCTGGCAAAAAGTAAATGACCGCTTATCCCAAAATAAAAAAGCCTATAAGCGGGCTTACTCTGGTTCGGACGGTCTGCTCTCCGGTCTTCTGTTCTGCGGGGACTGCGGCGCCCGGATGTCTATCCGCCAGTGGGGCTGGAAAACCTCTAAAGTCAACAAATATATATGCTACTCTGTAAGCCGCTGTAGTAAGCGGATGATTAAGTCGGATTCCTGCTCCAACCGTAAGGAACACTTTACCGTGTCCGATCTGGATGCCCTGGTGCTGGATGAAATTAAAAAGCTCGCTCTGGATCCGGCTGCCCTGGATGCGCTGGTCGAAGAAAACGCCGGGGAAGCTCCGCCCGACCTTGGGGCGTTCCGGGAACGGCTGGGGAACGTGGAAAAGCAAATAACAAGGCTTCTTAATCTCTATCAGACGGGAATTGTCGGGCTGGAAGAAATACAAGACCGCCTATCCGCTCTTAAGGAAGAACGCAAGGCGGCGCAGAAGTGCCTGGAAGAAGCCGAAGCGGAAGGCTCCGGGAAAATGTCTAAAGGGGAAGCGGCGGCGGCTCTGGCTTCCCTATCTGGTATTATTGAAGCTGGGGACGGTGATGGGCTTTATGCCCTGGTGCATAGCCTTATAGAAAAGGTCGTTGTACTGAATGGAAATGTAACTATATACTGGGCTTTCTGCTAA